AAGAAATGAAAGTTAAACCTAAAACAAATGCTTATGAAGCTGCTGTAAATAGAAATTCTACTAGAAAAGCAGTCTCATTCGAGGATATTTGTGAGATGCCTGATGAGGCATGTGTTGTTCCAGGTGTAGGAGGAGATATAGAAGACTGGAAATTAGGATTAACCAACAGTTTTGGACTTAAAAATCCGACTTTTATAGAATGCTCTGGAGCAGATATGAATAATAAGTTTGCTTTGAAAGGCAACTCAGCTTATCCAGCAGATTATAAGTTTTTAATAATACCTATAAAAGCTTATGAAAGACCAGGAGTAATGAAAGTCATGAAAGATTATGATTGTAAATGGCTTTCAGATTTTAATCAGTAAAATTATTTAAGAGGAAGTAATATGAAAATATCTAAAAATGGAAATGACACAGCTAAAAATAGAAGTTTTAGCGCTGCAGAGGCTACCAGAAGAACCAAACAGAGATTAAGTGAGTATAAAAATTACGCAGGTCTTAAGGATACAGACAAAGTAGCCAAAGAAAATTTTGATGACTATGCTCTCAACAGATTAAGCAGGCAGTATTCAATTCCTGTAGAAGCTCTGAAGAAAGAATTGTTGGCTACAGAGGCTGTGAGTGCAAAAACATTGGAAGATGTGGCAAATGCAAAAGCAGACATAGAGAATCCTAATGTAGTAAAAGAAACAGGCCAAATAGAAAATATTTTAGATTGGGCTTTAGACTATAACTTGGAGCAGAAAGAAGCTGGTCTTAATAATTATCAGAATGTTCTTTTAATTGGTGAAGCTGGTACAGGTAAATCTTCAAGAGTTAAAGCTTGGGCGAAAGCTAATAATATAAATTTAGTTACCGTACGTGCAGCAGGAATGGATGATACTGATTTAGGTGGTGCAATGGGTATTTCTAAATCAGGAGATACCGTTCAGAGACTTGCTTCTACTGAATTTGATGATTTAAATGAACCAAATTCTGTATTATTCTTAGACGAGTATAACAGAGCTCCTAAGACAGTAAGAACTAACTTACTCGAACTTATAAATAGCCATGAAGTTCCTGACCCAAGAGTTAAAGGTGGTCAAAGAGTTTTAGATAACTTCTTATTTACTGTGGCAGCCATAAATCCTGCAAATGCCAATTATGATACAGATGTTTTGGATATGGCTGAAAGAACTCGTTTTAGAAATGTCAACGTACAGGCAGACCCAGAAAATTTGCTTAACCATTTAACTAAAACTTTAGACCATATGATAGAGGTTGCTAAAACTCCTGAGAGAAAATTGAGAGCTGAAGGAAGAAAAGCTTTAGCCCAGGCTTTATTAGCTCCTGATTCTGGATTAGAATTTGATTCTCAGGAAGATGTAGATAAGCTTAAAGAAGAGGATCCAGATGGATTAGCTTTGAATGCTAGAACTCTTACAGAATTAATTATGGGTTCAGATGGTACTAAAGCAGACCTTTTAAATAAATGGAATGAATATACCAACCGGTTCAAAAAGGCTGATGCTAAAAGAATTCTGTCTAATTATATAGACATTGCAGATAAAGCAAATGCTGCTATAGGAGTTGGCGGTAAGTCAGAAAAACTTAAGAAACCTGAATCAACTTTTAGTGAAGCAAAAACAACATCTGAAAAAATGATAGATATGCTTGATAGCATGGGTTTATAATTTAAGAAGAGGTGGCCATAATGGCAATGACCAATCAAGAATATTGGGCAAAACAAGAAATTTTAGATAGGTTGGGTGAACAAGGTTACCCAACCTATGCTAAGCTATTGAATAAGTTTGATGTAAATTTAACTGCTGACCCAGATGTCATAGGATATACTGAACCTGAGAGAGCGAGGATTGTTCTTAACAAAGGTTTAAATATAGACCAGGTTTCAGTAGTAGTAAGACATGAGATTCTTCATAATTTTTTGAAACACATGCAAAGAATGGAAGATAAGTTAGGTTCTGATATTTGGAAAAGCAGAACACCTGAAATGATGGAAACCTCCAATATTGCTGGAGATTATGAGATTTCTAATAGAGGCTACACAGACGCAGATAAAAAAACTGTAAGAGCTTTGAGGCTTAATGATAAAGTTCTTCAAGGGTTGGTAACTGAAGACCAACATCCAGATTGGGTAAATCTTTCTTTAGAAGAGATGTATGACAAACTAATGGAAGAGAAAAAGAAGGAAGAAAATAAGCTTAAGCAGGACCTTGAGAAAAATAGAGGTACTGATACTGTCAAAGGTTATAATGATTTTGTAAAAGAATTCAATTCAGGAAATATTTCTCCTGAAATTCTGGCAGAATTGGAAAAATTGGTTAAGGAGCTGGCAGATAATGGATAAAGGGTTTAATGAAAAATTAACTGAGTTGTTTCCAGGTTTAAAAGAAAAATCTGCAGATTATTTAAGAGGTTTTGGAGCAGCGGTACAGAGTTTATTTAATGTAACCGATCAAATGTTACCGGGAAGTGGTGGTTCTATGTCAATGGACCCAGATAATCCTCCTACAGCTAGAGCTAGAAATGTGCAAAGCAGCGGTAGCAGTTCGAAAGATTTATTTGACCGTTTTAATGATAATAATAAAAAGCAGTCAGATGATGATACAGATTCTGATGACAAATCTACTGATGCTAAAGGTAAGTCTAAGCCAAAACAGACTCCTAGAATTGGTGATAAAGGAGACCAGGCTATTCAAGAAGCTGAAGACCTTGAAAGAAGGGCTAATGCGGTAACAGATGATGCAGGAGAACTGATAGAAGATGCCAAAGGAGCTGGAGACACAAATACTGCAGATAAATTGGAAGATGCTAAGGATAAAGCAGAAAAAATAGGCGAGGCTGCAGGTGACATATCTGATAAATTAACAGAAGATAATAAAAAGGGCGAAGTTAAAAGCCGTGGTAAAAAAGCTTTAGGCGATCCTAAGAAAGTAGAGGCTAGACTCCAAGATTTAAAGAGAATATTGTCAGATGTTGAAGATACCATGAATAAAATTACGTCTGAAACTACAAATGTAAGACGTAAAGAAAAAATGGCAGTTGGAGATAAGGCAGCCCAGAAATATAAGAGCACACCATTAAATAGATTCAGAGAATCTTTGAATGCTTTTTTCAGAAGAGAAACTGATTTTGGAAGAGGAAAAACTTGGAGAAGATTTAGCAAGAATTATCAAGGTTCTAGCATAATAAGAAAAGGCACTGCCAGAAACGTGCAAGGTCATATTCCTATAATAAATGTTTATTTCGATATGTCAAGTTCTTGGGATGCACCAAAGATTGAGGTAGGAAAACAAGCTGTGGCAACTCTCAATAAATACGTACAAAGAGGAGAAACTAAAATAAATCTATATTATTTTAGTGATGAAATAACCTCTGACCCAAATGATAGCAGATTACAGAGGTCTACTGCTGCTGGACCAGACATAGTAAAGCATGTTGTTGATACTAAAGCAGACAATGTAATTATAATGACTGATAGCGATACCGACTATCAAGGAGATTATAGGAAAGTATCTCCAATAAAAGTTCCTGGAATGGTTTGGTTTTTGGCTAAAGGAGGAATTCCTACTAAATTACCTGATTATATTAGAGGCTCTAAAGGAACAAAATTATTTAGCATATAATTTGATTCTTGAAAAAAAATAGAAAAAGTTTGAAAATTTAGTTTACTTTTGTTATCGATTAGTGTATAATAAAATACGTAAACTAAATTTTTTTTTTCATAAGGAGAGGTTGTATGAAAGAATTTTTCAAAGATTTCTGGTGGATGTTTTTGATGATTGCAGCAAGTTTTATAATTGCTGTCGCTGGAATAGTGGTAACAATATATCGAGTAGAAATTCAATGGGCACAATTGCTTCTATGTATAGCATTTGGGTTGATGTTTCTCTTAACAGGCATGCTAATTACATGTTTAATATACTTTAAAATAGAAGATAGTGACCTTAAGGATTATTCAAGCTATAATGATATTTATGAAGATGTAGGAGAATCTCAAGATGCTGAGAAATAAAGATTATGATTTAGCAATAAAATTAGGAATAATTGATGAAAATACTGTAAGAAAAATTCAAGAATCAGATACTTGTGCAGATGATTGTGAGCGAGAGGGTAGCAGACCTCTTGAAAAAGAGCTCTATAAACTTCAAGATGTTATAATATGTTTAGCAAAAGAGCTCCTTAAAAGAGAGGAAACCATAAAATCGTTACAAGATGATTTTAACAGATTATCTTCTAATAAAGATGAGATTTCAGAATATTGGTATCAAACTAAACGAGACTTAAGTTTGATAGAGCAAATAGTGGATAAATTGGAGGAGAATAAATAATGGATACTGGTAATGATTTCAAAGGAGTTAAGATTCCCGATGGTATGAAAGAAAGATTTAATAATAGTGATACCAAAATTATTATAGTCTCGACAAAAGGTTATAGTATTGAAAATTTAAAATGCAGTTGTAATGTAGAGGAGGAATGATATGGTGGATAAAGATTATACATTTTTTAATTGCTACTGCCATGACAAATACTCTATAGATTTTAAAGCTTATGTATTAAATCAACTTAGAGATTTAGGTTACTTTAATTGGCTTAGAGATGAGCCTAGATGGATTAAAGATGAAAAAGAATTTCTTAATTCTACTCAGAGAATTCCATGTATTGAAAGAGAAATTAAAAGAGACAAAGCTAGAATAAAGGAAGCGAATGATTTTATTAAGCAATTAGATGAACACTCTGATGAAGAGTATGCAAAATATGTAAAAGATGAGACTGAAAAATGGCAGGCTCAGTATAATACTAAAATTCATGATACATCAGATTATAAAACAGAGCGGGTTGAATATCTTAACAAAAGAGCAGATGAGTTTGCGTCTTTCATAACTAAATGGATACCGCCTATTAAATTTCTTAATATTACAGCAACTCTAAGCAATCAACTTTTGACAGTAAGAGAAGAAGCCAAGAAAATCATGGCAGATAGAGCATCTTCTTATGAAAATTTACCAGAAAAACCTGAACTGATGTCTAAAGAGGAATATATAAGAGAGAATAGAGAAGATTGTGAAGATACAATTAAAAGGTGCTCAGGGTTTATTTCTGATAATAAGAAGAATATCAAAAGAATGAAAGAACAAGATGAAGAAACAAAGAAACTTTTTGAGAGCTTAAAAGTATTTGATACGGAGGACTGATATGATGACAGAATTAGAAAACGATCTTACTTTAGAGGCTGAATATGATTTTAAAGAAAATTCTAGCAGTACATTGAATTATGGAATTATCGCCAAGAATCTTTCAAAAATAGGCTATCAAAAAATAGTTTGGCACGATGTAAAGAAAATAGAGCCGGAAAGGTTAAAATACGTTTTAGGTTACTGTGCTGAAGATGGCACTTTTGCCGTTGTTAAGTTGGACAATACCAATTGGTCTGATGATAATGAAATTTGTTATAATGTAGATTACTGGGCAGAATTACCTAAAATTAAGATAGAGGAATAAATTATGTTTGTAGTAAGTATAAAGAGGCTGTTTGATTACTCAGGAAATAGATTAGAAAAACCAGAATATGAATATTTTGGTTATGATAGATACGCCGGTTCTTTTAGTACTGGCTATCCTACTTGGGAGAGTTTTTATCATGCGGAAACCTTTAAAACTGCTGAAGAAGCTAAGAAGACCTATATGGAAAATTTACACATTCTTACATGTAGTTGGAAAGACTATGATAGAGACAGTATAAGAATTTGCGAAATTAAATTTAAGCCGGTAGAAAAATTACCTTGGAAGGGTAATTATAATCCTTGTGAGAAATATGATAGATGGGTATTGTTGGAATAATCCTATAAAGTGTAAATTAGCCTGGGAATAATGGCTTAAAAGTGAGGTAAAAGTAAAAAGACTATGATTAAAATTTGGGTTGATGATATAAGACCGGCACCAAATGGTTACTATTGGGTTAAAACTGTTGATGTTTGTAAATATTTATTGCTACATCACAGGTGTCCAACTGCACTGGGTGTTAGGTATACTATAGAAGAAATATCTCTCGATCATGATGCAGGCGACTATTTCCAATATGGAGGAGATTATATTAAAGTATTAGACTATATGGAAGAACTTGGGATAGACGATATTTCAATTAATCTTCATACAGCAAATCCAGTTGGAAGAGAAAACATGAGAAGAATTATTAAGAAAAATGGTTGGAGGGAAGTATGAAAAATTATTATATTATTTCTCACCGTACACCTAAATTAACTTTCAAAGATATTAGAATTGCAGAATCATTTGATAAAGCTTTGGATGTAATTAAAAACACTAAAGACTATACAGGTAAAGAAGGTAATGGTAAAATCACTTTGATAAATGAAAACTTTGAGGAGTTATTTTCATGGTACTATATAGATAATATACTAGTAACAAAATTTGACCACCTGGAGAACAAGAAGGTAATGTGAAATTTTATTTAGATCACAAAGAAATTTCTTTTGAGGAATTAGGTGAGTTACTACAAATGACAACCGACAGAGAAAATCATATCATTACAGAAATAACACTGCATTATATAGATAAAGATGCTATATATTTTTATACTAAAAAGGAGCATTATACTGTAGCAGATGATAGTAAAGAGGGTAAGTATTACACTGAATGTTAATTTTTATCCTGATTATGAATTCAGCTAGCATGATTTAAGTATGTCATTATGAGAAAACTAAAGGTAGAATTACCAAAATTTGAAGGTTATGGAAGTCGAGGTTTATGATAATATATTTAGATATAAATCCCAATATTTCCTTATATAAAGGTGAATATTATGTTATGGGAACTAAAGAAGTATTAAAAGAAGTTACAGAATTTAAAGACGATTCTTTATATGGAGATAAATCGAAATATTTGGGTAAAAGTAAGGTAGTTGCAGAAAACTTCACCCTTCCAATTAAGAAGGAAGATGGTAGTTATGATGCTATATGTTATTCTAAAGAACTTTTTGATAATTTTTATAAAATCGATTTTAAAGTATTTTATTGTCCTAACTATATAGAAAATCAACTCTATATAGATAGAGATACAGAGGTAGATCTCAACTCCCGTAGAGCCATATATTACCCATTTTTAGGAGAATTATGAGTACTAAATGTAAATTTTATTCTAAATCAGCTAATTCGTGTTTGTTTTGAGGTCCAGCTAAAGAATGTCCATGTCAGGATGACTTCAGTAAATGTAATTGTTTTGAGTCAGATGAACGAATCGAATATGGTACTTTGGAAATACGTGAAGATTCTAAAGATGAAGGTAGAATTCAATTACCTAAATATTCTGCAAGGATTAAAATTGGTAATTAGGAAATAAATTTAATGGATAAAACCTTTACTGATAAACAAATTAAGAATATGAAAGAAATGTTAGGTTGGGATGTAGAGAACCTTTAATCTGTATAAATAATAGGAGACTAAATAATGCCGGTTAATTTTGATAATATGAATTATGCAGGATATCCTGCTGGTGGAAATAAAAAAGAAATAGAAGTTAAACAAGTTATTACAGGCCCAGAGAATCTTGCAGCTACAATAGCTGAAGTAGGTTATCAAAACGTATTAGATATCGTTCCTTGCAATCGTTATGATGGCTGTATAATAATTATTTTATATAAGGAGGATTAAACAATGAAAAGTAAAAATCTTAAAATAGCTACAATAGCAGTAGAAATAGTTGCTGCAATCCTATTTGTCATAATTGCAGGTATGTTTTGTGCAGAAATGCAGCATCTTTTAGGTGAACTACAGAATGTTGAAAGACCTTCTCCTGAATATGCAATAATTTATTGCTCAGGAATTTCTGGATTATCCATATCTATGCTATTTTTAATAATCTATGGAGTATATCTAATTATAGATGTTGTACAATTAGTTAAACTTATCCGTACTGGAGAATGTAAGTATTCTAATGTAGTAAATGCAATCGTAACAGTTATTTTATTTGGTACAGCTTTATGTTTATGTCATTCTTGGGTATTAGTATTATTAACAATCATAACAGTATTGGCAAGAGTGATTTTATGTGTAGCGTTATATAGCAAGGAGTATAAAATAGATGATTGAAGTTATTAAACAAGGACATTTTATCATGGAGTGTGATAAGTGTGGCTGCGAGTTTACATATAACTTAAGTGATTTAAGTAGTACGGACTATATAGATTGTCCCTGCTGTGGAAAATCCTTATATCATAAAAAGAATAAAAACGATTCTGGTGACGAGTTTTTTAAGGTTATAAAGGCTATCCAAGAAACAGGGAAAGCAGATTTTTCAGAGGTAGGTATTCCTACATATAAAATTTGGAGTAAAGGAGAAAACAATAAATGATAAAAACAATTAAAGAAGGTCAAAAAGTCTTTACAAAAATCTGTGATAGATGCGGCTGTGAATTTTCTTATGAATTGGAGGACTTAAATGCAGCTGATTTTGTTCAATGTCCTTGTTGCCATAAGTTACTTACTCATATAGGAATACCTGCGACAAGCTATGTAGTATCATGTGATAGCCCTTTAAAATACAATGACAACTTATTATCAGCAAAATAGAGACAAGATAGCAAAAGTTTTATGTGACTTTCGCGATAAAATAGAATCTAAAGATTATATTAAAGTAGCGGATGCACTTATAGAAGTAGGGTTTATAGATATGCAAATAGTTTTTGATATACTTCTGGATTACTGTGTATATTTAAAGAGTGATAAACAAGGCATGTTGATGGAAGCTTTTAGAAAAATTTATAAAATTACTTTAAGTCCTAAGGAGTATAAAAATGGAATCTGAAATTAAATATTCAGGAGTAAAATTTCCTAACCATAGAAAGATTCAAAAGCAGCAAATAAAAGCCTTAAAGAAAAATTATAAAACTCTAAGAAAAGTAATCAAAGAAAGATTGATTTACGGTGCTAAAACCAGAGCATTACGAGAAGTCATAGATTTAAGCAGATGGAAAGTAGGAGCTTTCAATGAAATAGCATTAAAGAAAGAATTAGAGTCCTTAGGATATACTGTAGAAGCTCAAGGAGTACATCTTATAATATACCTATAAATATAGAAATAAAATTTAATTTTATAAAGAGCCGACAATAATCTATATAAAATAGTGTTAATTGGAGGCTCTTTTTAATGCCTAGATTTTTTGATAAAGAAGTTTTATCAGATGACCAAATAGCTGAATCATGCGAATGTGAGAATGGCGGAGTATCTAATGAATATCTATATAATGATTATAGGAACAGAATGCCATTTCATTATATAGAAGATGGAAAATCTGATGGATATTACTATTGGACATATGGTGCTACAATGGAGTTGAGCATTAGGTTATCTGATGCTTTGGCAGTTGGTGATGAATCTCCATGTGGTTGTGATATAGTAATAGATTCTGAGTTATCTGAAACCAGTAAAAATCCTGTTCAAAATAAGGCAGTTACCGCTGCTCTAAATGGTAAACTTGATAAGAAATCAAATAAAACTATTTATGACCAAGCATATATCAAAGACTCAGAAGGAAATGATAAATTAGTTAATATTTCTACCGATCCTTCTAGTTCCGGAATACCTTCCTATGACTTGCATGGTCATTTATATGCTGAAAAAGCTGAGGCTCCTAAGCAAGCAGTAAATAAAGACCAATTAGATGAGGCAGTATCAACTTTACCAACTAATAATGACCTCCATCTATTAGAAGCTAAGTTAAATGAGAATATTGCTAAAAATCCTAATTATACTTATATAGTAACTGATGCAACTAGTTTAGATTGGACTGCACCTACGCCAGGTATTCCATTAGATGTGGATTGGGGTGATGGAAATAGAACGTCTGTTACTACAAGAGAGGAAGCTGAGGAAAAGTTAACCCATACTTACACAGATGGAATTAAGTATCATTTACTTACGATTTATAAGTATGCAACTGATGCTGGATTTGGATATGTTGATACAAGTAGTTTTATAGAAGTTTACATAGGAAAAAATGCAGATATTCAAAATTTTAATCTTAAACTTCCTAATGCTACTAAATTTATTATCCAGGAAGGTGTGACTAGCTGGGTACCGGTTATAGGTACTTGGAAGGTAGATGAAGTTGTAATACCTGAGAGTGTTACTCTGATAAATAATGCGTGGGATCCTGCATGTACATGTAGATACATAATTAAGCAAACAGATCCTACTAAAATAAAAATACAGGACTTTAAAGGTTTCACAATAGATAGTAAGCTAATTGTACCAAAAGAGTCTATAAATGCCTATAAAACAGCTACAGCTGAAGAGTATCATATTGCATGGTCTACTTATGCAGATATAATGGCTTATGAGATAGACTCTTCAGATTTAGATGATATATACAATGAACTGGACACTAAGCTAACTACTACTACTACTACTACTAATTATAAGCGTGCATATACTATAGAACCTAATGGTACTCAGTCTATCACTAACGTTGCTGAATCTGCATCTAAAAATAGTATTGCTTTACGTAAAGCATCTGGCGGATTATCTGTAGGAGATGCTACAATTGATGCTGAAGCAGTTAACTTAAAACAGTTAAATGCATTAGGTGCTACTAAATTAAATACTTCAGGTGGTACAATAACTGGAGACTTAGTAATAAATGGAGACTTAACAGTAAAAGGTACTGAGATACTTGAAAATGTAGAGAATCTCAATGTTAAGAATCCTATGATTTATGCTAATGCTGATAAAGCTACTCTATTAGAAAATGGTGGTTTAGGTATTAACATAAATGGTACTGATACTTATGGTATAGTATATAATCCTACTAATGATAGTGTTGAATTAGGTATAGGAAAATCTGATGCTAATGGTAAATTTACTTTCAATGATGGTGAGGGTAATCCTGTAGCAATCAGAGATACAGATAGTAAGCTGAATAATAATCATTTAATTGTATGGGATTCTACTAACAGGAAGTTCATAGATTCTACTAAACAAGTAAGTGATTTTGTAGACTTAGTTAATCCACAAACTATTGCTGGACTTAAAACATTTTCAGATGAGACTCACTTCTCAGGTAATACTGAGCATAGTGGAAATGTAAATATTACAGATGCTCATCTTAAGATATTAGATACAGCAAATGATTTAGTAACTCAGTACTATGCAGATAAAATAACTATAGAAAATGGTACTGGAGAAACTGCTAAGACTTATAGTTTAACATTACCTAAAGATACTGGAGTACTTGCACTTAATAAATTCAAATATTCAGAGTTTACAAGTGATGATGAAAAAGATTACTGGAATCTTACTGACCCTCTTAAGAGTATAGAAATTAAGTATCAAGATGAAAATTCTTATGCAAGTTTACTTGTAGAGAAAGATTATGTAGAGATGAGTGATGTTAGCTCTACTGGTTCAGGAAAAGTTAACATTGCTTCAGATACCATATTCCTTGCAACAGAAGATACTGAAGGTAAACATAAAATAGTTTCTATTAAACCTGAAAGTGTTGATATAGGTAATGGTGCAGAAGATTTATTACTTCAAATAGATTCTACTGGAGCTAAGTTCAGTAATAGACCTCAGGTAAAAACTAATGGTACTTATACAAATGTTGCTTTAATGGATGACTTAAGTAACTATGTACCTGCTCAAAGTGAAGCTGATGGTTATTATTCTCAAGTAAGTAATGAAAATGGTCAATTCTCTGTAAGAGTATTCCAAAATGGAGATGAAGATTTACAGAACTTAATCATAAATAAAGATGGAGTAACTGTATCAGGTAAGAAACTCGCTACTGATACTGAGCTTAATGCACTTGAAGCAAAACTTAATGAAAATATAGTAAAAGATCCAAGTAAGACATATGTAGTTGTAAATGCTACGAGCCTTGACTTTTCAATTCTTGCCGATACGATTGAAGTAGACTGGGGTGATGGTACTACAGGAAGTCAAGTAAATGGTGGTAGTGCAATTAACATTGACCATACTTACACAGACGGCGTTAAGTATCATTTGGTAACAATTAAAAAACTTGAAGATAGGCAAGCAGGTTATGCATATGCTATTGGAGATAGTGGGTTCGAACTCTACATTGGTACAGGAACAGAGGATTTTATTACTGGAGGAAGTGGAGGTACAGAATATTATTCTAATTTAAGAAAGATAGTGTACGCTGAAGGTATTACCTCCTTGACTTTACCTGCAATGGTTAAAGAACCTGTAGTAATTCCTAAAAGCTGTGCATCAGTAAAGATGGCTTATGTAGATGTCGCTGGCACTACAATACCTAAAATCATTATACAAGATGATAAATTACTCACAGATACTGCTTTTTCTTCTGAGTTAAGGCATATTGGAAAAGTAGTGGTACCAAAAGAGTATGTAAATAGCTATAAGACTGCAAGTGGTTGGTCGACTTATGCAAGTAAGATTGTATATGAAGTAGATTCATCTGATATTCCAGATGTAAGTAACTTTGTAAATCTTACAGAGAATCAGCAGATAGGTGGTAGTAAAACCTTTACAAATACGGCAACATTCCAAAAACCTCTCTGGATAGAGGATGTTCCAGGTGCACAGAGTTATGTCGGTATGTATTATTATAACAAAATTGAAATACAAGACATTACTGAATTAACTAAAAAGACTTTCTTGTTTCCTGATAATAGTGGTACCTTAGCTCTTACTGCAGATTTACCTGATATGACTAAAGTAGTAACTACTGATAAAGTGACTACCTATGATTTCGTAGCTGGAGCACGATTAAAACTTACTGAAAAAACTGGAGTATCTGGATCCTTAATTGATGTAGATGTAAAAGATTCTACCAGTTATGCATTATCAGTTGAGAATAGTACAAATCCTGTTTATTTTACCCGATATGGACTTAACCAAATAAAATTCCAAAGATTCGGTAATAGTACAACTCTCCAATATTCAGCAAGTAGTGATATTACTAATGAATATGTATTAGAAATACCTGCAGCTAATGGTACTTTAGCACTCCAAGCAGATGTTGATGAAAAAGTAGATAAATTATCCTCATCATTAGTAAATCAAGCATATGTAAGAAATGGTAATGGAGAAGATACAGGACTTGCATATACTTATACTGCAGAAGGTAATACATTAGGATTAAGAAATGCAAGTGGACAATTACAAGTAGAAGACCCATTAACTGATAAAGATGCAGTAAATAAATTATTTATGGAAACTGCTATTAAAGCAACTAGGATTGCTCATATAAGTAACTCCTTGTTAGGAGGTTAATAAAAATGATATATAGAAAAGCTATTAAGGTTAGTGATATTTGTCAGTTAATGGATAAGAGTAAATATCCTGCAACTCACACTCAGTTAGGTTGTACTTTTACTAACAACGATGATGGTAGTTTTACTGTAAATGGAACTATTGCGACAGGAGGTAGTTGGTCAGATTCATTACAACATATTACTCAAAATTTATACAACCATAAAGTTCTACTGTTTGTAAATTCTACTTCTGATATAGTTCGTGGTGAGATGAAATTTATTCTGCAAGACGGTTCATCGAAGTGGGGTGCTTATAATTCTATATATACCGTGCAGTATGACAATTACCGTTATATAAGCATCAGAATTTATATGGACGGAGTTGATGCAGGTAAAACTATTGATAACGTTATGGTAACTCTGCAGTTCTTCGATTTAACCGAAATGTATGGTCAAGGTAATGAACCTACTACGGTAGAGGAGTTTAAGAATAGGTGGTATAAAAATCTTTGCGATTGGAGTAGATTGCTTGAATTACCATTAGATAGTTCACACGCTAATGTAGGATTTTATCAGGTAGTCGTGAGCGTAGAACCTAATACCGCTTATACATTAAGTCGTGCTACTGGTGATGTAGTTACGATACCTAATAGAGTATGTTATTTAGGTATGGATAATGAGGATAAAAACGCTCATGCATCGAACTGCTGGTTAAACCATAATGCCATACCGTCATATTGTAGAAAATCAATTACACTTACAAGTGATTCAGATGGTAAGTTGTGGATATTCTTTTCACGTTCAGTTTATGATGTTTATGAAGCAGGTGAGAATATATTTGGTTATTTACAACTTGAAAAAGGTACTACAGCTACAAGTTATGTACCCTATACTCCAAACCCTGCACCTTATAGACCTTATTGCTTTATCGATAGTCGTAAAAAGACTGTTAAGGTTAGTGATTATTTACAGTTGCTTGATAAGAGTAAATATCCTGCTACCGTTACTCGTGATGGAATAACGTTTACTAATAATGGAGACGGAACAATTGTAGTAAACGGTACAAATACTGGGAGTAAAGGTAATAAGTATGCATTACAAACTGTTAATCTGATAGGTGGTCATAAGTATTATATAAATTCAGGTTCAGGACAGGTAGGTGCTTGGGGTACAATACTTTTGACGATAAATAACAGTACTGGTGGTACTTCTTATCATCAAGATGGTAACTTATTTACTCAATCTACTTCGCTTACTGATGCAGTAACATATTTTTATGTAGGTGAAAATGCTGTAATTGATAATATTACATTTAAACCTCAACTCTTTGACCTAACCGAAATGTATGGAAGTGGTAATGAACCGAGTAGTGTGGAAGAGTTTAAGACAAAATTTTCTAACGACTATTATGCTTATACTCCATATAGTTCAATATATAGTCTAGTTTCTACAGTTAAAGTAAGTGACTACTGTCAATTCTTTGATAAAAGTTATCCTGCCGATGTTACTCGTGATGGAATAACATTTACTAATAATGGTGATGGAAGTGTTACAATAAACGGCACAACAACTACTACAGTTTTTAGTAAAGAAGTCTGCAGATTTAATATAATAAAAGGTCATAAATATTATGTATCAGGAGTTAATGATACAGCTGCTACTACTTATAGATTAAGAATTTTTAATTGTACTCCTGCAGATTGTTATAAGCCTTCGATTATTACTGCAAATATGAGTATTGAAACTGGAGCGTATTTGCAGGTTTCTGCAAATAGAACTGTTGATAATGTTGTGGTAACTCCGCAGTTCTTTGACCTAACCGAAATGTACGGAGCAGGAAATGAACCAAACACTGTTGATGAGTTTACTAATAGGTGGTATAAGAATTTATTTGATATAAGTAAAGTTCTGAATGAAACTGGCAGAAAAGTTGACGGCAAAAATATAACTGTTACTATTTATGGTGCAAGTATGGGTTTATTGAAAGATATATGCCCTTCAATAAAAGCAGGCGATACAGTAACAATTTCATTTAAACTTAAATCCTATACAAGTGAAATAACTAAACCTAATTTCTTGCGAGTGCAGAATACGATACTTAACTTTTCTAATCTAACTTTTACTGTTACAGAAGAAGGTCTTAATCAACCTCTTTACTTGTATAAGTCAAATTTTTATCAACGAGAAAAAGATTGTCGAGCTGTTTATACAGATTTTCAAATAGAGATAGGTAGTACTGCAACTGATTATGTATCGTATGTACCTAATCCAGCTCCATATAAACCTCATGTCTTCATATAATAAATATAAGGAGGAACTAAAATAATCCTTTATGTCAATAACATACACAGATCAAGAATTAAGTAATGAAAATTATGTAACTAGAGACGAATTCAATACAATGGAAAAGACATCAGTCCCATTAGGTACTCAGTTCGGAATAGTAGATCTCATCCAAGAAGAGGATGTTAGTAGTGATATTAAAAATAAATTAGCTTTAGCATCTAATGCATTACCTAAGCCTACTAATGATAGTTCAGGTACAGTAGGTCAATTCCTTAAAAAGACTGCTGCAGGTAGTTCTGAATGGAGTGATGTCCAAGAGTATTTAGAATTATCTGATGCTAGCGGTACTCTTACTGATGAACAATATAATAAAGTAACTACAAATGATACTTTAATTATAAGAAGGTCTTCAGTAGAATATAGGTTACAAAGTAAACCATTAGATGGCTCAGGTAATTATAACTATATAAGTACTTATTATGCTACTGGAGATGCTGCTGAGTTTGCTGCATATATTATAGTGGTTAAGACTGATAAAACATGGTCTTGGACTACTAAGTCATTCTCAAGTGCTCAAGCAAGTGCATTAAGTATAACTCCTGTAAATGCTACTCAAGGTACTTTCACAACTGAACAATATGATAAGTTGATGAATACTGGATGCTGCATAGAATTAAATGGTGAATATTATAGGCTATCTGATAATGGAAATACTCCAGGAATGATAAGTTATAGCCATCAAGGTTGGAATGGAAGTGCAATTCAAGATAAAAGCATTAACATAACAATCTCTACTAAGTCCTGGGTGTTAGTTGTAGGAAAAACTTATAGACATTATATTAGATTACAAACTAGTACCGCAGTAATATATTATGACTTTTCATCTTCAGTATCTACTCCATATACTACAGCATCATTACCCGTAATGCCTGATAACGCAATGACTACATTAGTAGTTCTAATAAATGGAATATATTCAAATGTTAGTGGACTTGTATATAGGTCTACAGATGGTACGTTAAAAGTAATAGCTCACGGCATGTATTCTAATGATGGTACTACGGTAGGTTATTTAAATATAACTGGTGAAGAAGTAACTGTTCAGGAAGATATAGTTGACTAACTTATAGAAATAAAAATAAAACAAATATAAATATATAAAATAGGAGAATTTAATTATGGGATTAAAAACAACTAACTATGTAAGTAAAAAACTTGGTATTACCTTACCTAATGCTTATGCACTTGTAACAGAGCTTAAGATGTCTGGTGGTTATGGTACTGCTGAATTTTCTATTCAGACTTCTAGAGATGCAGCTATAAATCTTCCTGCTATTGAAAAAGTAAAAATAGACTTTGCAGTAAATAGAAATGAATCCTTGATGAAAACTGCTTATAAGAAAGCTACTGAAAAGTATGTTAGTAAACACATAGATCCTGCTACCGGAGAAGAAGTTACTACTGAAACTGGTATGTTCTTTAAAGATTGGACTGACGATTTAGTAGATACTACTGCAGTTAAAGAGGTACTGTAATGTCAGATGTTGTAGTTAAAAATAGCTACATTCCTATAGTTGATTTTTTAAAGGGTTCAAAGACCAAATATTTGAAATTTGTAATGCAAAATTTTAGAGGAGAAGAAATAAATACCCAGATTATAAAGGCTGAGGATTTAGATTATTCTGGAGATTGTGTTACTGCCAAATATAAGGTAACTGATGAGCTTTCAGCTATAATGGTTCCTGAGCAATATAGATTATTTATCTATCTGATTGATGAAGAACCAACTGACCCAGAAAGCTCCTCTGAACCTACCATAATTTATAATAAATGTCTTACTGAAAATGGTATTCAAATAAGGGTGAAGTAAATGGCAGATATAGATGTTAAGGTAAAAATGGCTGCCTATGAAAAAGGCATTCTTCCTCAAAAATTGAGCCAATTAGAAAATGACGTGCCTTATGTTACAGAAGACTGGGTCAGAGAGAATTTTCAATTAAAGGGCGGTAATGGCCTTAAAATAGATTGTGGCAATATATTAAATCGCAAATAATATTCTCCATAAAGTGAGGTAATTGCATGGAAGTAATAAATTTAAAAGAATCTGAAAAGAAGCAGGATTCTATAGTAGAGAAAAAAGAGCCTGCTGAAATAGTAGAGAAACCTGTAGAAGATGTACCTGTGATGACTAAGATGGCTGGTGTAGCTGTAGGCAAAATACAGAAGAACTTGATAGAACAGGCTCAAGAAAATACAGATTTTAAAGAAGGCGGTAAAAACATTGCACATATCATGATGACTGCTGAAGCCATGAATGATGCAAATGAGGATAACCAAGCTTTCTTAAAAGACATAAAAGAAGAAAAGCAGAAGGAATTAAAACAGTCTTTCTTAAGTGAAAGGTTTAAAGAAGAGGCAAAAAAGTATGCTGCAAAACAGCAGAAGGCAGAAGCTTTTTATACCAATGTTCGTCCAATATTGGAATTTGATTTTAGCCCTTTAATACCTAAGAATGCCAAAACTTCTTTATGGAAAAGAAAACCTAAATATGACAAGAGAGGCAATGTTATAAATGATGGCCAAGAAAATAAATCTTCTGAGCCTGTTGTAGAAGAGAAGAAGCCTACTTATCAAGATCGTTCTTATGGTATTCCTCTTATGATTCTCATGCTATTCTTATTGACTATTCCATATTGCCTGATAACAATTGTTTTGGCAATAGGCAATGGCATAAATGCTATTTTCAATGGAATTGCTAGATTTGGTAAGCCTGCTTTGATAATCTGTGGTTCTATAGTAGGAATAGCTATATGTCTATTAGCTGTTTATAGCATGCTTAAAGGAGTAGATTTATTGTTCGGTACAGGCATACTGAATTCAATACTTAAAAAATAAAGGAGCCTTAAAATGGCAGAAAAAATATTTGATACGGTTCAACTGCTGAGAGGTAAGCTTTCTGATTATTTAGATATAAACCCTATTTTAGATGAAGGTGAACTCGCAGTAGTATTTGACTCAACTACAAATAAACCTATTGGAATAAAGGCAGGTAATGGAGAGTTATCTTTCAGAGACCTGCCTTTCATGGGTGCTGGAAGCATAGAAACATATACTAAAGAAGAGATTGATTCCATGTTTGAAGAAACTGGAAAATCTTTAGATATTCTTAAATTGAATTATGCAGCTTTATTGGAAGTAATTTCTCCATCAGCATCCAAAGATAATAAATTGGTAACTGTTTCTGAAGTAAAGGAAATGGCTTTAGTTCCTACTGAAGACCAACTTAAAGCAATAAATTCTGGAATTACTTCTGAAATTCTTCAAAAGTTACTTACCGATGTTAGTAATAAATTAGATAAGAGAACTAATAGCACTACGAATGACCAAGCTTATGTAAAATCTGCTAATGGAACTAATAAAATGGTAAATATTACAGATGGCACATCTCAATCAGATAATGGGCTGGCATTAAAAACTGCAGGTAGGATAAAAACTGCAAAAGCTGTAAATTCTACCGATGCAGTAAATAAGGATGATTTAGATACTGGATTAAATGGCAAACTTGATAAACAGGCTGCTCCTACAGAAAATACGTATGCATATACTACTGAAGGACTTGTGCAGGTATCTCAAGAAAAGACTGCAAATGCTATTGTAGAAAGAACTCCTAAAGGCACCATAAATATTTCTGATGCTGAGGAGAATTCAGAGGCTGCATCATTCGGTCAATTATCCAAGGTTTTTGATGATTTAAATGCTCATATAAATAATGAAAATAATCCTCATAGAGTAACCTATGTTCAGGCAGGTGCAGAAAAGGCAGGCTCAGTAAATGAACATAATTTATCTGAAGATGCGCATGCAGAATTATTTAATAAGAAACAGGAGGCAATTAAATCTCCTGCTAATCCTCAAAACTATTTCATGAAACCTCCTATAATTCAAGGAGGAGATCCTGTTTTAGGTAATTTATCTGATTTAGCTTCATCTATTGCTTTAGCAAATGAAATAGACCGTGCTAAAGGTGTTGAAGCACAAAAGGTAGATAAGAAAGAAGGCTATAGTTTATCTCAGAATGATTTTACTGATGCCTTAAAAGAACAATATGACAATGCAGTAAATAAGTTAGCAGGTGTGTCCCAAGGAGCTCAGGCCAATACTATAGAAAAGATTATATTGAATGGTTCTGAGATTACTCCTACTGCAGCAAAAGCAGTAAATCTTACAGATATTGCTAGAGCAAGTGAGGTAAAAGTTACTACAGATGCTCTTAAAGCAGAAGATACTGCTTTATCTGAAAAAATTACTGTAGTAGAAAATTCTATAGAAACAGAGAAAAATAGAGCTCTTACAGTTGAAGCTAATCTTAAAAATTCTATAGATAATATACAGGAATTGATTCCTAATGGAGCAACTGAAAGCAATCAGTTAGCTGATAAGGATTTTGTAAATTCAAGCATAGCTTCTAATACAGGCACTTTTAGAGGTACTTATAAATTATCTGAATCAGAATTCACTGCTTTACCATGGACAAGTACAGATTCTACCAGTGAGTATTATGTACAAAATAATGACTACGCTTTCTTAGTTGCAGAAAATGAACCTGTTGGTGTAGATGTTTACAGAAGATATAAATGTGCTGTAACAGGTACTAATATACTTTGGAGTTTTGAATATGCTCTCAATAATTCTAGTTTTACTGCTGAACAATGGGCAGCTATAAATTCTGGAATTACTGATGCACTTGTAGGCAAAATAATTACAAATGAATCTAATATTTCTGAATTAGATACTACTGTAAGGTCATTGAAAGTTGGTTTAGGGTCTGCTAAGAGTGATATAACTCTATTAGAAAACGATATAGTAGCCCTTAAAACTACTGTAAATGAAAATACTTCTAAAATAACTGACATTGAAAATAATAAAGAAGATACTTACGGAGCATTTGTAAATGGTTGGTTTACTACTTATACTTGGGCAGTTATTGATAATGTAAATACCTTTGTATCAGATTTGGAAGGAAAACTTACTGTAGGAGAGGACGGCACGAAAACAGCATATGGAACTTATATAGACAAGCTTAGAGACCCAAGTCTTTTCTCTGTAGGTGATAGACTTCCATTTGATTCTAAGAATGATTGTTACTATTTGGGTAAAACTGATGAAACAGAATATGTAAAAATAGCAATTCCTGAATTAGGTAAATCCATAATTATTTCAGTAGATGATACAAGCAATCAAATAGTTTTCACTAATAAGTTTTTAGACCAATCTCTCAATGTGAATGATTTGCAGAATTATTTAAATACTAATAATTATGTTAAAGAAGTTACTAAAAAAGCTTATAATGATGAATCATTTATGGCCTATAATGCTGAAGGAGAAATATTTAACAGTGGAATTAAAAAGAGTAATTTAGTTCCTGTAGAAGATAGTTATCAACCTAAATTTTATTGTAAACCACAGGATGCAGGCGCTTTTGCAAAAATCTATAATTCTCCTAGTAGCACGGTTAATTTGGCAATATCTGGCTGGGTATTTCCTTCCAGTGCTGATTGTTTCTTAAAACCTGATGAAACGTCTGGTATAGTTAAAGTTGGTTTAGTAGAAGGCACGATCTATCAAAATATTCATTTTAATGAAGACCTGACATTTTTACCAGTATGCAATAAAGCTGAAAGTACTTCAGTAGAAACTCATAAAGGAATATTTAAAGATTGCTCATTTAACTTACTTTTATTCAGGAGTGAAGGAGAATCTGCTAATACTGCTCAAATAACTGATTTTACCTTTTATAATAGTACCATAATTATAGATTCATTGCCTTTGGATTGGAGTGGCAGTGATATTACTATAAGAGCCTATAATTCTACTATTAAGTTTAACTTAACTAATAGCATTGCTTCAGCAGCGGTTAATTTTTATTTGAATGACAGTAAGTTAATATTCAGTGGAAAAGGTGCTACATTTAAATTACTAGATTCTTATAATTCTGAATTAGTTTTATTTAATAACTGTAAAATAACTCTTTCAGACACATATGTATATTCTAATATAACTATTATGTATGCTTCTGGTAATTCAGTAAGTCTCATTGGTACAGAAGGCATTCATAGTAAGATTAATTTAATAGATTTTGCTCATCCATTTGAAATTTCAGTACCAGACTTATATTTTATTGGTTTACCAAATGATAAACATAGTAATATAGAATATTTCCTAAGAGATAAGAGAGTTATTATAAATTATAAAGATTGGTCTACAGATTTAACAGAAGGAGAATACACCGCTGAAATTGATTTAGGCTCATGGACTTGGAAAACAATAGAAACATACAAAGTAGAGATAGTGTATGCTGAAAATGAACAAAAAGTTTTAGAGCTGAGCCATGTGAATTTTACTCAAGTATATGATTCAACAATTCTTAAGATACAAAAACATCATACTTTTGCAGCTTTAGAAATTGCCTCCGCTTCTAATGAACCATACTTAGTAGTTTTAAGATAACGACTTAATAATTTTATAATATTTAAGGCTTCTCTAATCAAAGAGAGGCCTTTTTCAATATTCAATATGAATATTATTAAGAAGGAGAATTCACGTTAATGACGGAAGGAAATGGAATGGAATTTGCTAAGAGGTTCATTTCAGGCAATATGAAAGCTGATGAAGCTTTTTCTGAGGCAATGAAACAGGTGGACCCAGTTGAATTAGCAAAACTTATAGATGATGCAGTAGGCCAAAACTTTGATAGACTCCAAGGCTTTATGGATTTGGCTAAAAATATCAAGGCTAAAAATGATGAACTTGATATAATGGCATCAGATACTTTGCCTGCAGCTATAATAACATCTTACTTATCAGATGTATTAGAACCGAATAATAACGGTGACCTCATTTCTATAATAGCAAATAATCCTAATTCTCAAGCAGTATTGGATAACCTTTATAAGCAATTATCAATTCCTAATGAGAAAGTAATCTATAGCTTATTAACTCATGGTATTGCCATAGCAAAATTTGACCGGTCTAAAGTTTCCAGAAAAGATAAGGCTGCTAATGAAGATATAAAAGTTGCTGTCAATTATGGAGAGCTGCTTCCTGAAATTGAATTTATTTCAGATACTTCTACAGTTTTTCCTATTCTTAAAAATGAAAAATGTGTAGGATATATAGAGGTAACTAAATCTGAAATATTAGACAATTTTAATTGGACCGTAGATACTATAAGTTATGAAGATGTTGTAATCCATTCTGCTTTAGATTATGCTTATGTAAAATTTGGAGTAAATAAATCCAGTAAACCATTACAGTTAAGAATACGAGATAAGTCTGGAAAAATTACGGCATATAATATAGATACCGGTTGTTCTTTATTAGAAAACTCTTATTCAGCATGGAAAACTCTTACCATTCTCCAAGATAGTGTAGTATTGGCAAGCTTAATTAAAAATGCTACCACCATAATTATTCAGACTGAGGCAGGAGGAATGTCAGATGAAGAAATCCAAGTTGCTAAAGTAAAACTCAAATCTTTGTTCGAAGGAAAACTGTCCTTAGGAAGAGATGGTCTTAAGAGCTATATAAGTCCTCAGCCAAAACCAAACTATGTATATTCATTTACTTCTAACGGTACAGGAGCAATAACCACTGAAACTGTTGGAGGAGAATACAATCCAGGTCAATTATACTATTTAGAGCCATTTTATAATGCTTTCTTTGGAGGCATGAACTATCCTAAACAGCAAGTAGGTTTTGGAGAATCAGCTGGTTTAGATGGTGGTGGAGCAGTAGAAGAGTATACCAAGAGATACTTATCTACGGTTTCTCAATTTAAGAGATTACTGGCAGAATTCATAAAGAGATGCATGAATAATGTATTAAGCTCTAGAGAAATGCCAAATCTTATAAATGATTATGAGGTTAAGATATACAAAGCTTATAAAGATGAAGACCAGGCTGTCATACAGATGCAGCAGCAACAACTGCAGGTTATGAATGATTTATTTAGCTTTATAGAAATAGAGGATCCAGTACAAGTAAGAAACATTAAGCTCGCTATGGTGAAAAAAGTATTCTCAGACAAGGCCTTATTAGATACTATAGAAGAGGCAATGATGCAAAAAACTCCTGATGCAGAAACAGGAGAAGCAGCTGAGGAAGAACCTGAGCCATCAGCTGATGATATATTATCTGATATAGAAGATGAAGGAACTGGTACAGTAGAAGAAGAGCCTATGGAATCTGAAATTCCTGAAGAAACTCCTACTGAGGGTGAAATGGAAGAACTTCCTCCATTATTAGGACAAATGCCTGAGGAATAATTAAATGATATTTCCTGATTTATTAAAAGATTTCATTTCTCAAAATGCTCAAGATATAGATGCTAAAAATTTTGAAAAAGTATATTCAAAATTTTTAAATATTTTTTCAGTGTATAGTAATGATGTTGAAGGAGCATTTACAGAACTTTTACTTAAAAATGGAATTAATCCATTACATTACTTAGAAAATGTTCCTGAAAATTTTGCATATGATACAGGCATTAAAGAAATTGTTATACCTGACCACATACAGACAATCGGATATAATGCTTTTAGGAGTTGCGAGGTATTAGAAAAGGCTAAAATAGGAGAAAATGTGCATGTAATAGGTTATAAAGCTTTTTCATATTGCAGATTACTCCGAGATATAAATATTCCAAACAAAGTAAGACATATTAAGATTAGCGCATTTGAATTTTGTGATTCTTTAGTAAACCTTATTTTACCCGATAGTTTAGAATATCTAGGTGCAGCTGCATTTGAAAACTGTACTTTACTCCAAAAGGTTGTACTGCCTTCAAAACTTTCTTATATGGGTTCAAGGATATTTTCTGGTTGCGAAGCATTGTCTGAAATAATTTACAATGGTACAATGGCGCAGTGGGATAACATTGAAAAATCAGAAGCTTGGGCAAAAGATTCATATATTACAAAAATTAAATGTACGAATGGAGTAATACAGGATACATGAAAGATTTAACTTTAAGAGAATTTATCGAAAAGTATGAGAAGGCTATAGACAATCAAGAATTTGAAAAGATTTATAGATTGGCCTCATCTAATTTAGAATATATTGGTGACACAGGTAACCTTACCGGCTTATTTTACCAATGTGGAGTAGACCCATTGGAGCATCTGAGTAAAATTCCAGATTATTATGCAATCCAAGTAAATTATCAGCCAATTTGTATTCCTAGTAACATTAATATTCCTAGTAACATTACAAGCATAGGTGAACATGCATTTTCCAATAGTACACCGCTCACCAGTGTTAATATATCTGATGGTGCTAGAAGTATAGGCGAAGGTGCATTTACTGATTGCATTTTGCTTACAAGCATTACTATTCCTGAAAGTGTTGCACGTATAGGTCTCAGAGCATTTTACGGCTGCCTTAAATTAAAAACTATAGATTACAAAGGTAATAAAGAACAATGGAATTCCATTATTAAAGGACGTGAGTGGAATCAAAATTCTGGAATTAAGGAAATACATTGTAAAGATGGAATAATAAATTTATAAAAATAATAATAACATTTAGGAGGCTACGATAATGTCGAGCACAGAATTATTAAAAAATTATAAAACAAAAGAAGCAAAGTACGAAATAATCAAAGAAAGATTTTCTATTTTAGAAGATTTTATCAAAGGTTTAAAACAAAGAAAGGCTACTGTTTATACAGCAATCATGACCAACAATATCACCGGTTTTGATGGAGTTGTAACATTGTCATCTTTGTTATTGCAGGTAAATCTCTATTGCAGAAAGAATAATTCTTTGATGTTATTAAAGCAGATAGATGCTGATAAACTTACTGAAGCCATATTGAGTTTTTATTCAGGAGAATATATCAAAATGATTGAATATTCTAAATTAATAAAAAATATTTTTGAGTGTGTACAATGAGCATAAGCTTAAAAGAATTTATTAAAAATCATAGAGATGACATCAACTCTCAATCATTCGAAGAGATTTATGATGAATTAAACTCGAGTTTTTTACCGGCAGTTGACGTAGGTAAATTTACTGAGTTACTTTATACATGTGGAGTAGACCCATTGGAGCATCTGAGTAAAATTCCAGATTTTTATGCATACAAATCAAGATTCCAGTCAATAGTTATTCCTAATAATATTATAAGCATTGGTAAAGGTGCATTCGAAGATTGTGTTTCTCTCACTAGTATTACTATCCCAGATAGCGTTACAAGTATAAGTAATTATGCGTTCTCTGGTTGCACCGAATTAAAAACTATCAATTATGCGGGCAGTAAGGAACAGTGGAATTCTATCAGTAAAGCAAGTAATTGGAACTTTAATATGACTAACTACACAATACATTGTACGGACGGAGATATAACTTTATAAGGAATTTAATGAAAATTTTTAAATGTGTGCAATAAACAATTATATATTATAATAAATAATTTTTTAAGGAGCAGATATATGAGAAAATTTTTACAAATTACTGTAGCAGTTCTTGTATTAGCTTTTATAGGATTCTTTGGAACTATTGGAGCTTTTTATGATGATACAGTAAGAATACCTAAAGTATCTGAAGAAGTAGAATCTCCTGCAGAAACAGAAGAACCTGCTGAAACAGAAACTACTTTAGAAATTGTAGTAACTGAGGAAGAGGTTGGAGAACCTATTGATTTAGGTGAAGAAACAGGAGAGACAGAAGAAACTCCTACTGAAGGAGAAGAGCCTACAGAAGATACCGAAAATACTGAGAAACCTGAAGAAATAGTTTTTGAAGATAAAGCATTAGGAGATTTGATGCTTGAAAAACTTGGAGTAGCCGGTATGAGAGACAATCTTGGAGAAGCTACTGTTAGAAAAATAGCTATAGGAATTTTATGTGCATTATCTATCTTTGAAGGTTTCATGCTTACTAGAGTATTTAAGCCTGTTAAGAAAACTGAAAATACTGAAAAGAAACCTCATAGGCATGGCCATAGGCACTTCGGCAGAAAACACAGACCTGAACCTAATCCTAATGCAATTGAAGGATACAATGTTCCTAGAGATTCTAATAGATTAAAATTTTAATTACACTTAAGTTCACCTTCTTATTTTCCTAAGGCCCAGAATACTTTCTGGGTCTTGGGTTTTATTATAGTCAATATTTAATATATAAATATGTTTTTATAAGAGGACAGAAAATGCCAGAAGTTGGAAAGAATTATCTGTGTGATATAGATGGTCTTTGTGCAGTATTCAGTAAAGATACTTTGAATGGAAGAAACTATTCTCAGATTTATCGTAATTTGTTAGATGGCAAGGATTATAGATTTAATGAATCAATGAGAAGAGGAGGAATTCTCTGTGAATTAGGCCATCCTGTACAAGAAACTGCTGATTTTGAAAGGACTGAGACAGACCTCAATAAAGTATGTGCTATATTAACTGAAATAAGAGAAGGTGAAGATAGTCAAGTATATGCAAAAGGAAAAATCTTAGATACTCCTGCAGGAAGAATTTACATGGCAATGAAGCCATTTTATAAATTTGGTTTTTCCAGTAGAGGTTCTTATGATGCAGTTGATGATGCATATGCAGAAGGCCCAGATGGCTGGAATCAGGATTCATACGTTTTTAAAGGATTTGATATAGTAGCTTTGCCAGCAACTGAAATATCTGAAATATCTGCAACTGAAGGAATAGCTACTGCTAAAAAGAGAAAATCTGCCAGAGAATCTTTAGATATAAATGAAATTGCAAATGCTGCTAATGTTACTCCTGAAGAAGTAAATAGAGAATTAGATAAAATGTTTACGGAAAAAGGAGATTTGGCTGGTTCAGAAGTAGTTTCATTAAGAGATTACGTAGAAGATACTAAAAAATCAGAGGCACCTGAAATTACAGTTGAATCAGAAGAAATTGAGACCGTTCCGGTAACTCCTGAGCCTGAAGCTCCTGCAAGCGATATTAAGCAAGATTTACTTACTGCTTTAGGAGAGGCTGCTAAATTAAGAGAAGACTTAGAAAAAGCTGATTTTGATAAACAGAATTTACAATCAGAATTAGATAGCCTAAAAACAGAGAATGCTGAATTATTGCATAGAGCTATTGAAGCTGAAAAAGCCTTGGCAGATTATGAAGAAATAAAACACCTTTCCAAACAGCTGGTAGATTCTTATCATGGTGTTAAAGATGAATATGAATCAGAGGCGCAAGAGCTCAAGGAGATGTTTGCACAAGAGCAGCAGACATCTACGAAATGGCAAGAAGAGGCTAAGAATGCTGCAAATGAAAAGAAGATTGCAGAAGAAAGCCTGAGCAAAACAAATGAAGAATTGGCCAAATATAGAAGCAGAAATTCTATGTTAGTAAAAGAATTAGATTCTGCTAAAAATAATCTTTTAGATGTTTATTCCAGAAATTATGGAGTAGCTAAAGAATCTATAATTAAAAAATTAGGAAATAATTATAGAGCTTTGCAGATAAAACCTGCAGTAGAAGCTCTTGCTAAAGATAATTTAAGACTCTCAAAAACATCTTCATCATTTGAAGCTTTGGCTAATTATAGTGCTCCTGCTAAAGAATCTATTCAATTTAATGATGAGGTGGAGAGAGAACTCTTTGAAATGTTAGAAGATTAAACTTATCCTGCATACTGTATTTTGTATGTTCTCCATAAAAGTGGTAAAAGAGCTGGTAGAAATATCAGCTCTTTTGCTATTTGTGTATAATAATTTATAATTATAAGTTATTAGCAGCAGAGGTGTTCTAATTAAGTGGAAAAGAATTACCAGAATTTCAACCTTGTGGTAAAAAATTTAAATCAAAAACCTGTTCAAAATCATGTGGAGCTATTTTACGGTCAAGAGAAAGAGGCTCTAATTGGAAAAATCCTGAAATACAAAAGAAAGCTCATGATTCTATTAAAGAAAATCTGATTAATAAATATGGAGTTGATAATGTAGCTAAAATTCCAGAAGTTCAAGCTAAGATTAAGCAGACAAATCTAGAGAGGTATGGCAAAACCACCATATTACAGACTCCAGAAGTTATAGAAAAATCATTGAAAACCAGAAATTCTGCAGAAGTAAAGAATAAAATGTCTGAGCATTCTAAACTTAGAGAAGTTTATCAGCTTGGTATATCTGCAGCAAACACTGAAGAATCCAAGGAGAAAAGAAAGAATACTTGCTTGAAGAGATATGGAACTGAATATGCCCTGGCCTCCAAAGAAATACGTGCAAAGATAAATAAAACCATATCTGAAAAATATTCTAAAGACCCTAAGAAATAACTCCATCTAAAATATATGCAAGACAATGTGAGATAAGAAATGTACCTGTTCCAGAATATAGAAAATTCTGTGAGAAAAACCATCTACAGGGATATCGTCATGCTTCTGTGATTCCAGGTCTTTACTATGGAGATGAATTAAAGCAATTGATGTCATTTGGTCAGCCTCAGAAAAGAAATGCCAAAAAGACTTATCAATGGGAAATTGTAAGAGGCTGCCCTGGGTCTAATAATGCGGTTGTAGGAGGAATCTCTAAATTATGGAAATATTTTCTTAAAACTTATAATCCAGAATCTGTTATGAGTTATTGTGATATGAACAAATTTGACGGTCATGGTTATGAACTTCTAGGCATGAAATTAGCTTCTGAAGAAAGAGGAAATCTTTGGATGATTGACAAAAAGACTTTGAAGGTCCAACAGTGGATTTTCAGGAATAAAGAAAGACGTGAAGAACAGGAGAAAAATTCATACAAAGTTTTTGGAGTTGGAAACAGAACATACGTATGGACAAAAGAAAATTCTGATTAAGAACTAATTAAAATAATTTTTTCGTAAACCCAGGAAGGATCCTGGGTTTTCTTGTATCAATATATAATTATATAGATAATTCTACTAATTATGTTACTTTAATGAAGAATGTTTTTAGTTAATCAAAATGAATTTAATTATCTAATTTAGACTTTAATGAAGCTTTAAGTGATGAGAGAGTTTACAGAGATTTTTAGAATTAGAAATATAAAATTATTATTAAATTAAATTAAAAGAAAATTAGGAGAAATTAAATTATGTTACAGCAAGTTTCAGCATATGAAGAATGCAAAACCAAACTTCGTGCAGCTGAGATGTTCCATAAAAGAACATTTCCGCAGGAAGTAAGAAACACGGCAGCGGTTATTCTTCGTAATACTATTAACGCTTATGAATCAGTATCTGGTTCAACTGCAGGTCTTGGAATAGGCGGACAGTCTGGCGTAGCTCAGATGAATCCGATTTCGAGTTATAAGAACTTTATTATAAAGATTGCTACTCTTGGTATTCCTGCTCTCGATGTATTTGATTGGGTTGCCATGGAGCCTATGGCTACTGCATCTACTCAGATTCTTTTTACCAAATATGTAAGAATGTCCAATAAAGGCAGCTCTAAGAAAGGTGATATTATATCTGACCCGTTTGGTATTTATTACAGACAGAATGCTGATGGTACTCGTACTGATGCTACGGATCCTCTCTATTCGTCAGCTCTTACTGCAGATGCTTTTACGGATGGCAAAGTTACCACTGCTCAGAACTTCAATCTTCGTTGGACGCCTGTTCGTGAAAATACGATAATCGTTACTGCTGGTGGAAAGACCTGCAATGAAAAGACTGCTGCTGTTCAGAGTACTGCAGCTAACTTTGATAAGACCTTTGCAGAGAATGGTATAACTGTTTCTATTAAATATGATACCGGTGCTATTCAGATTACTGAAGCTGCTGCTTCTACTGTAGAAGTTCTCTCGGTAACTTATGAATATGATAACGTATATCTTCCTGCTAATGATATTCCTACTTATGGTGCAGAAGTTGAAGCTATTCCGATGACTGCTAAACCTCATAAAGTAAGAATCGTATTCGATGCTCTTTCTAACCTCATTTATAAAAATGACTACGGTATCGATATTGCAAAAGAACTTCCTAAGAAAGCGGTTGAAGATTTCATGTATTCTATAGCAACTGAAGTATCTGATGCGATTGTAGCAAATGCACCTACCTCGACTTATACGATGAGTTGGTCTCTCGCAGTAGAAAATGGTTGGATTGCTCAGCACTATGCATCATTTGGTTCAGTACTTGCTGCTGCGCAGGCTGCTATCACAAAAGTTACGAAGATATATGCTGGAAATAGATGCTTCATCGGTTCAGCACTCGTACCGGTAGTAATGGCTGTTCCTGGATTTAAAGCTGCTGATACTGATGGTAAAATAGGTACTCAGCTCATTGGTTCTATCGGTAACTTGAAGATTTACTTCAAACCTGATATGGATGACTACACCTATGTAGTATTTGCAAAAGGAAGTGGAACTGAATTGTCTGTAGGTCTGTTGTCTATGTATATGGCAGCACTCCCTGCTTCGATTATTCCTACTCAGCTTCTTGAGTTTGCAGATGGCCTTAATTCTCAAGGTTTCTATTCACTATATGACTTTAAAATACTGAATCCGATACTTTCGATTAAAGGTGCAGTAAGTCATTAATTTTTAGTTAGAACAAACTAAATCAGCCAAAACAATTTTAAGGAGACTCTTATAAAAGAGTCTCTTTTTAATTTGAAAAAAAAAATTATCTTAGAGATTCCTTAAATCAATAATAATTAAATAAAAAAGTTAAAATCAAACAGTATAATATTATAGGAGGTAATAAAATGCCTAAAGGAATTTATCAAGGACATAATTGGAATAAACCAGAAGAATTAGAATTTAAAGAATATTATTTAAGCCATTCTACAGAAGAGACTGCGGCATATTTCAAGACCAGTATTAGTTCCATTCAAAGGTTGGCAAGAACATACAAATGCGCAAAACCTAAGGCAAAGGGCTGGACAAAGAAAACTAAGAAATATACCTGGACACAGGAACAAATTTCAAAAGTAGTTTCTTTGTATGAAGACGGATATATGGCTACACAGATTGCCCAGAAAATGAATTTATTACGTCATCAAGTTATCGATATTTTAAATACCGCAGGAATACAATATAAACCTAGAAAAATTTCTGAATTAAACCCAGAAGTTAAAGAAGATTTTTTAAAACTTAGGAGACAGAATCATTTTGAAAAAACCGGAGATATAAAGTGGCATTTATCTGAAGAACATAGGAAAAAATTATCTGAAATTCAAAAATCTCCAGACTTTATAGCTAAACACCATGAGGCGAAAAGCCTTGCACAGAAGAAAAAATATTTGGATCCAACATATATAGCACCTTGGAATACTCCTGAAGCTAATAGAAAGGCTGCAGAAACTAGAAAAAATTGGTCTCCAGAGGTTAAAAAGGCTTTTCGTGAAAAATATAACAGAACTATGCTTGAGAGATATGGTAAAGGAAGTCTTACCAATACTGAAAAAACTAAACAAACTATACAAAATTGGTCAGAAGAAAAACGTTTGGAAGTTCATAAAAGACGATCATTAGCTGCAAAGGAGGTTTGTTCTAGGCCTGATTATATAAGTCCTTGGAAAAAGAAAGAAGTACAAGAAAAACTTAAAACTACTATACTTCAGAGATTCGGAGTAGACTATGCCTTTCAGCTGAATATGGATAAACACAGAATCAGCAATCTAAATAAAAACTTCTTAACTCTCTTAAAAGAATATGGCATTGAAGGTAAACTTGAAGAGAAGGTTGGAAATTACTTTTATGATATATGTATTGGAAAAATTCTTATAGACCTCAACCCAAGTATCAGTCATAATTTAACCATGGGTTTTGGTAAACTGACCGGAAAGTCAAATAAAAATGTAATTATTTCCAGAAAATATCATTATGGTAGATGGTTGAATGCCAAAGAAAATGGTTATGAACTCATTTCAATTTTTGATTGGATGGATAAATCTAAAGTATTATCTCTTATAGCAGCGAAATGTGGAAAAACTCAGAAAGTTTTTGCTAGAAAATGTGAAATAAAGGAAGTATCTAAATCAGATGCCTATAATTTTTATGAAATAAACCATGTATTAGGAAAACCTAGAGGAACAGATTATTCTTATGGATTATATTATCTCAATGAATTGGTAGCATGCATGTCATTTAAGGCCTCTAAAGATACATTAGAATTACAGAGATTTGCTAATAAATCTGATATAACTGTGGTAGGAGGTGTTTCAAAGCTATGGTCACATTTCATTAAAGAACACCAACCCAAAGAAGTAGTAACCTTTACAGATAATAATCTTGGAAATGGCAGTGTATATGAAAGGTTAGGATTTGAGTTAGAGTCTGTTAGAACTACTACAGCTTGGTATAATCCAAAATTAAAAAGTTATATTAGGAGTTCTTCATTAAATCAGCAAGGTGCAGACAGGCTTATAGGTAATAAAATTCCAAATTATTTTCCTGTTGGGCTAGATAGAGATGACTTTATTGCTAGAGGCGGAAAAGAAGAATACGTGAAAGAATTTAAGGAGCACGCTGATAATCGAAATTGGTGGCCAGGAAATTCAGACATTGCTAAACATTATGGTTATTTGGAATTTGAAGATGCAGGATATTCTAAATTGATTTTTCACTGTAATAATTAGCTATTCTTAGAATTTAGCCTGGCTGTGCAGTAGAAACTTTAGAAAATAAAAATCATTTCTGGAGCAGAAAGGAATATGTGATTTTTATAGAAGATTCTTCTATACAAATATAATTATTATGGAAATAGTAGATAGAGTTAAAGAATTTATAGATAATAATAAAACTCTCGTAGATAATTTTAAATTTAAAGAATTATATCAAAAATTGATAAATTCGATAGACCAAAAATATGTAACTTCAACACTTACGCACTTATTTTATAAAATGGGCCTGGACCCTTTAAAAACTTTGAAAACAGTGCCTGATTATTATTATGAAGGTGCAAAAAGATTTAAATTAGGTTTTGAGATAAATCTAATAATTCCTAATCATATAAAATGGATAGGAAAAGAGGCTTTTTCTAATAGTGGGGTAAAATCATGCGTTTTTAATCAATCTCAGTCAGGATTAAAAAGTGTAGGTATGTCTGCTTTTTCAGATAATAGTAATCTTAAGCAAATAATACTTCCAGATTCCTTGGAAATTATAGAATGGTATGCATTTACAGATTGCATTAACCTAGAGCAGGTATCTATACCTAGAAATATAAAATTATTTCCAATACTTTTTGATGGTTGTGATATACTTAAACAAATAGAGTATAGAGGTACCATGAATATGTGGAAAATAGATAGTGAAAGGCATTATGATAAGGACCAAATATTCCAAGGCTCAAATGTAAAGAGTATTAAATGTTTTGATGGAGAAATAAAATTATAAACAAATTTTTAGAATCGACAAAGCCTTTCTTAATAGGAAGGCTTTTAAATTATATGATTTTAGTAAAAAATTTTAGAAAAGTTATTCCAAACAGTTTACTTTTTGAGGAAAATAGTGTACAATATAATTAGAAAATTAAAAAAGGAAAATACATTATGACATTTGTTACACTTTATTATATAAATGATAGTTTACAAATTAAGAAAGTAAGTGGTCATACTTTACATAGTGATGATATTACTACTGAATTTGATATAGAACTTTATTCTGAATTAATTCATGTATTATATTCTCATAGTCAAAATAAAGTATATGAGCTTAATCCAAAATTTAATGAAGATGATCCTTCTTCTAGACAATATGTTCCATTTAGATTTAAGGTAATAGGCTTGAAGACGGAGCAAAGATTTCAAATTTCAGATTATATTGCATGTAAATTTGATTAAGGAGATTAACAATGGGTATAACACAGATAATGGGTTTAATAGCCTACATACTCTTTCTTGTTATTATAGGTTGGGCATGTTATAATTTTCAAGTTAATAACAGAAAGAACTCTGACTTAAAACGTGAAGAGGAAGAAAAACGTGAAAAAGAAAAACAAGCTCAACTAGAAGAGTTTGATACAAAATTTATTTCAGCAGTTAACCGCCTGATTTCAGATAATGATTTATTATTTGATAGTTATCTCGGTGCATTAGCAAAGCATACAATTGAGTATACTTATCTAGACTTTGATATAGAGCGATTAAAGTTGATTGAATATTATGGAAACAAACATAACGTTGGATTATTTTTTAGCCTTGAAAATAAGATTGAGGTGTGTTCTAACCTAACCAATAAATTAATTAAAAATTATATACAGGTACCATCCTATGAATTAAAAATGTTACTAGACAATATTCCATATGATGTTAAAATTTCTACAATGACTGAAGGTAACTTTGAACAATACATATTAAGTAGGAATATTTCAAATGAAACATTAGAAAAAATAAAGAAGGCCTTTGATTTATATACCAAAGATGAGACAGAAACTTTTTATAGATATATTGAAAAACATCCTGAAGCATATCAAATAGCGAGGCAGAATGAAATACAGGAAAAGCAGACTAAAGCTATTGAACAAGTTGGCGTAGAACTGAGATACTCTCAAATGAGTCTAGAAAATCGGCTTAGTGGTATAGAAACAGGCATACATACTGCAGCAATTCTTGGAATAATGAGTAATTTATATTGATTTTAAAAAATTTAATTTAACAAAGAGGATAATAAATCATGAGAGAACCCTTATTTAGAGCAAAATGTAAGGACAATGGAGAGTTGGTATATGGTTGGTATGCACCTTTAGTGCGCAACGATAAAACCATCCTTCCACATATAAAAGATAGAAATGGAAGTGATTATCCGGTTATCCTTGAAACAGTCAAGCAATCTACAAGATTAAAAGATAAAAATGGCAAAGAAATATTTAAAGGTGACATTATTGTGTATTCTTGGAATGATTTAAATAACCAAAAAAAAACAATAAAGAAATACATTATAGGCTACGATAAAGATGAAGCAAAAACTATTGCGATTCCTTATAAAGACGCCTCATCTTATCCGTTAACTACTTTTAAATTTATTAACCAACGAGGTGAAGTAATTGGCAATATCTATGATGAGGTTGCTGTATTAGAAAAGGAGATATCATGAGCAAAGGACAACAGATTAAAGAAATACAAAAATTGATATGTAATAATTGCGGACAAATCGATGGTTGTAAAATATCATGTAAAGCGCATAAGAGTTTAGCCGAAGCCCTTTACAACGCGGGTTATCGGAAAGTTATTTACGGCAGAGACAATTTATCAGACCTGTTAAATGAAGAAGTTAAAGAACTATCTTTAATTGAGAAAACACGTAAGGAAACGGCAAGAGAGTTTATGGAGAAGTTGAAAGTGCGGTTGGCAAAGTTTATATGGCGGCACAATATACCAGAATGTATATACAATGATGTAATGGAGGGCTTATTAAAGGAGTATGAAAGAAATGAAAGATAGAAAAGAAAATACATTTTCGCTTTGTGCTTTCGGGTCTTACGAAATAGAATATACTTGTATTTATTCTTACCTTGACGAGTACGGAGATTTTTCTGACGGAAAAGTCGAAAAACATTATTCCGCCGACGGTGGTCAATTTATGGAGTCGATTGCAAAGTTAATGCTTGATAGGGATTGCATTAGTTTTGATATTTCAGAAAATGAAATTTATATCGAACATTTTAACCCTAATAACGGAACGGGTGAGGAATATCTGTTTAAGATAAAGGAATTAAAAGAGGTGAAAAAATGATTTTAGCAAGTATTAAACCTTATTACTATTATTTAATTGCCTAAGAGAAAAAGAATATTGAAGTATAAAAATAATTACGATGAAATTAATTACATTTGATGAATTATGTAAACTCAGACTTAACCCGAAGACTCCAGTAATTGTACACTATTTATTTAAAATAAAATATTCATATAAGTCCACTTATAGGTGGACTTCTTCTATTTATAAGAATTTTATTAAAAATAATGAGATAATGTTTGAAGTTGCAGAAAACTGAACAAATATAAATATAATCTTTTAAATTTAAGGAGAATTCATGAAAACTACAAGAAAAGCCTATGATTATGAAGCGGAACTAATAAATGAAAATAAATATAATGCATTAAACTGCTGTTATTTAAATAACCAACCTGATGTAATGTATTTAGATATTTTGGATGCTATAAATGCAATGATACTAAATAATACTTTTTCTATTATAAAAGTAAGAGGGTCTTGTAAATTCTCAAAACCGGCTCAAAATTTAGAGTCTGCTATTGATATAGATATCCAAGGTGAAAATAATTCTGCAACCATTTTATTGGATTTTTGGAAAAATCAAAATTCGCCTTATATTAAAGTTTATAGGCCTCCATTTGGTTCTGTTTCTAGAACTGGAAGAATTTCTTTTTCAGAAATAACTCTTAAACCTGTAATAACAACTATTTATTTAAATAGAGATTACTATGATGATTATAGCTATGTAACTCTTTGTAGTGACAAGATATATTTTAATAATGTAAAATCTTATACAGGTTTTAGAATCCAGGGATTAGCATTAAATGGAAACCCTACTCCTGAATCTGCCAGTGGAACTTCTTCTATACCTGAACTGGACTTTTATATTATCGATTCAATTGTAGAGGATCCCAAGGTATATTGTTTAAAGACCGGTTTTGGGCCTCTGCCAAATAATTCTCATACTCAACGCACCCGTTTTCACTTACAAAACAGTATCCTAACTGGCAATAAAGGTATTTGTTATAGCTATAGTTTAAACATAGGGTCAAGCATTCAAATGTTGTCTTCCATGATTTTTACACCTGGTGAAGATCAATCTGTAATATTTAGTGTTGCCAATTCTAGCAGTGATGAAGAAGATTGTGGAAAAAATACTAATTTATTTAAAGAGGTTACAGATATGGTGTGTAATCGTGGTTGGCCAAACTTCTTTGATTAGCCTGCATCAAAATATTTACCATTATTACAAACCTTGATGATATGATAAATCCAATAAATTTTAGAAATGTGATATTTTTCTTTAAATTTAGACAGCCATGCTTAGATTTCTTTTTAAATCAAATATCTGAAAATTAGAGACGGACGATTTAATAATATAAATAATAATTATAACTATCCATGGGATGTTGAAAATTTATAGGTAATAATGCAGCAGTCAAAATAAATGAGTATAATAAATTATGTTTATTATAGAAAGATACCACGACAAATTTAAGAGCAAAAAATGCATAGAAGGTCTTTTATCTGAATTAGGTAATTATGAAAATGATACTTTTAATAAGGTTCATTTATCCGACAGAATGGCTTTATTAAATGATATTAAAGACCATGAAGAATATTATAAAGATTCTTCTCAATATAAATTTTTAGAAAAACATTTTAAGAATGTTCTTTTATTTGCAGAAAGAGTAGAGGTTCCTAATTTGAAAGTAACTTCAGATGTGGAAGGAACCTCTATGTTATTAAGAAAAAACGGTATAATAGAAATTGCCAAAAGGTACATCAGTAAGAATACTAATAAAGTTTCTATGACTACTGATACACCTAATAAGTGTTTGATTTCCAATGCTACTAGAGAAAAGTTTTTTAAAGAAGTAAAAAATTCTGGTCAAATAATCAGAGGAAAATTTAATGACAGGTATTTTTTATCTGAAGGAACAGATTCATATGAAAAATGGTCTGAGAGCATGGATAAAGAATATTTCAGATTATCTAAAATAGACCTTAGAAAGAAAAGAACTTTAACCAGAATAGATGTTCCTGTAGGAATAGCCTCAATGGTACAGGAAACTAAAATGGACATCATAATTAAAGGAAATAATTATCTTAATTTTAAGTCAAACAGCATTTTAAATCCTTGGATAAAAAGAGGTTCAGAAAATCATTGTATATATGATATAGACGGAATCTTTTTGCAGTATGATACCGAACCTGTTTATTTCTCAAATATAACACAGATTTTAAATAAAATGCCTTTACAGGATTTATACGATTTAGCAGAAAAAATTTCACAAAAATTATCTCTACAATTATAAATATAAAATTTATAAGGAGATAAATAGAAATGATCGATCTTTCTAATGTTCCTGGTGTAGTAACCATAGAGAACAAAGGCACTAAGGATGTTCAGATAAACCTTTCTGGATATAACCAGAGTTTTACTCTTCCTGCAAGTGAATCTGTAAAACTTAAAGTTAATGTTTCATCAGAACTCGTAGGATTTCTTTCTCAGGAAACAGATACTTTGAAAGTTACCCTTCCTACAGCGGCTGAAGATAAAACAGATTAATTAAAGCTTATCTGTTCATGGAATAACCTTCTTAAAAAGTAAACTAAGTCTTTTGATTTAGTTTACTTTTTTATTTTGTCAATATTAAATTATTAAAATAGGTGATAAAATAAATGACATTACAGGCAGCAATAGAAGAGATAAAATTTAAGCTTGGTGCAGCTAAAGGATTAGGTGTGAAGTTAGAGCTTAATGATAAAGACCTCACTACATTAGTACAGGCCTCATTAAGAGAACTAACAACTTATATGGACACACCTAAATTTTCTACTGTGCCTTTTCAGCCTATAATAGATATTTCTAAACTTAAAATAGCGAGTGTTATAAATGTTATGAGGGCAGAACCACCTGCAGGCGTAATGCAAGGTGTATCTTTAGACCCATTTTACTTGTCTACAGTTACAGCTATTAAACCTGGAGATGGAAGTACTGATGCTCATGGCATAATGCAAACACAGATTCAATATGCAGTAAGAGCTATGATGCAGAATACTGTACAAGAAGACCTTTCTTATATGACAGATTTATATGAAAAGAAGCTTTTTGTTAGTTATTCCGGTATTCAGCCTACTGCCTTAACTATAATATATAAACCAATAATTGAAAGCATCGAGGATTTACCGAGTGATTACTGGGTGACATTCCTGATTAGATTAGCTACAGCACATGGAAGAATTGTAATAGGAGAAATAAGAGCCAAATATAGTGTTCCAAATTCTCCTATGTCAGTTAATGGCCAAGAGATGTTATCACAAGGCCAGGCAGAATTAGGACAGGTTTTGGAGGAGCTCAGAGCAATGCGTTCTGCAGTATTTAGATAATGGCATCAATTACATGGGTTAAGAATTGGATTAGGACACATTCAAAAGAAATTGATGATGGACATTTAAAAGACCTCGTTAAAAATCTTAGTTCAAGGCTTAATAAGGCAGAGCTATTAGAGGTCTTACTCAAATTAAATATGGATTTAGGAAATGGTTTTCCTAATTTTAAAACTGACAAACTGGCTCTTATTAAATTTTTAGGATTGCTCTACTATAATTTTTCTAAGAAAATAGAAGAAGAACCCAGATGGTTGTCTATAATGATATATGACCGCACCTTTCCTAACAGTGTTGGAAATTTAAGAGAATATGCCCAACTTGCAAGAATGCTCGGATATGATTTATATTCAACTAATAGAGTATATTTTGGTAAATTTGATTTTTTAATTTGTAAAGACCATGCTCAATTCAGAGAGTGGCTCTCTGAAAATTCTGCAGATTATAGCCTGTTAGATTTTGCTCCTTTAGGTGAATGGTGATTAAATGAATAGAGAATATTTAAAAAAATTTATAGAAGCAAATGAATCTTTAATAAATCAAAAAAGATTTAAAGAATGTATTTTAAAATTACCTTCTTATCCAGATAAGGCAGCTTTTATAAATCTTCTCTCCAGCTCAGGAGAAGTATTAGATTCTAGGATAAATCTTAAACTATCTCAGGTAGTTGAAGCAGCCTATGAAATTGCTGAAAAAATGAAGGAAGCTTTTATCCATACTAAAGATATTCCTACGGCAGATGATGTACTAAAAGATTCTGATTTTCTTGGACCAGAAACTGCTAAGGAAATTGCAAAAGTTGCTCTTTTTATGGGAGTGCCGGTAATAAAATATTCCGGAGGAGATGATGACTTATATATCTTCTGTAGTTCACTCTCAGAAGCTGAGAATTACGTGAGCATGTGTTCTAAAGAGCCAATAGACGTTACTCAATTTAAACCAATACTTACAATTGGACAGGTAAACTAACATGATAATAAATGCTTATCATGGAACAAGTTATGAAATTGAATATTTTGATTTAAATCATCTGGGCTCAGGTGAAGGCCAATCAGTTTTTGCAGGCATTTATTTTACCACTGATAAGAATAAAGCTCTTGATTATGCTAAATTAAGTTCACAAAAAACAGGAAATCCTCCTAGAGTATATGCTGCAGAATTAGAGTTGAATCATCCTTTATATGCCAGTAGAGGTAAAAAGTTTTTTGTAACAAAATCTGCCTACATAGCTTTTCTAAAAGAATTTTTTCCAGATTGGTTTGAATCAGATGGCACATTAAAAAGAGTAAAAAGAGATTATGCAGAAGAGAAATATTCCACCTATCAAGGTCAATGGAATATAATAAAATTCGCTGCGGATGAAAACAATCTCCCAATAACTGAATTAGAGGAATACCTGGGTTATGATAGTGCCGTAGATGGTACTGATATTGCTATTACTAATCCAAATAGTATTCTTTCTTTTGAGGAAATTATTGGTCCTGATGTTGAAAAAGGTAAGCCTTCTAAAGAGGAGGTTGCTTTAGAAACCATTCGTGATAGGTATATAATAGATTCTAAGCATGGAGAAGATTATAAGACCATGCCTGGAAACAGGTATAAAAGAAGACTTAGAATAAGAACTGAGGGTGGAAATAGGGTTTGGTATGACATAGATGCAAATCTATTTTTTAATAAGGACCAATTCTTATTTCATATTCCTGTAATTGGAGAAACAGATGAATACGTGGTAGAAATTCTCATAGAAAATTGGCTACCAATACTTAGGTCAGACATTCAAAGAGACGGTTTTTCTGTAAAGGCATTTAAAAATTCTTTAGCAAAAGCTTTTAGAACTCTGAATATAAAATTACATTGCACTTGCGACGATTTCCGTTACAGATTTTCATTTTATTTTTCTTTGTTTGGAGATAATTCAGGTACTCCAGAGACTAGGCCACCTGATATAACTAATCCCAAGAATAATTTGGGTAGAGGTTGTAAACATATAAACTTTGTTTTGATGAATACTATCTGGTTACCTAGAATAGCCAGAATTTTCTTTAACTATTGCTTTAATTTATATAAAACTAACAGACCTCTTTTTGAAAGAACCATCGCAAAGAAGCTAAATATCACAGATGATATGGTAGAAAATAGGCCATTGGAGAGGAGAAAACCTAAGCCTGTAGAAGTTTTACCTGAAGAAAGTGAGCAGGAAAATCAAATTCCTGCAGAAGATGCTGAAAAAACAGAAGAGCCCTCAAATAAACAAACAGTTGAAAAACCTGCAGGAGAGGCTTATTATTCTAATTATTATAAAAATGCTAAATCTTTTGACCAAGACCAGCAATTTATGATAGATTCTGCCAAATCAGATGGCATAGATGTTTTACCATATATCACTCCTCAGAATAGTCCTGAACAAATATGGGAAGTCACTCGTGACATCCAGAGTAAAGTAAATCCTAATATTATAAATATATTAAGTAATCCTGATTTAAGTCTCCAAGAACATCAAATTTTAAGAGAATCATACAATAAAGGAATTAACTTATTTGATTACATTGGTCAGAGTCCTGATATATTAAAACAGCTTTATTTAGGAGCTAAACAAGGAATACCTCCTGAAGACCTTTTAATTAAAGGAAAGAATTATAGACAATTAGAACAGTTGAGGAATATTTATAAATTAGATAAAGTATTATTTAATAAGATTAAAAATCTTGATTTAAACTATGAGCAATTGAAAGCATTAATAAGGCAATTTAAGGAGACTGGCAATGTTAACCTTTCCTGAAATCAAAGATGACTTAATATTATATATAAATGAGAATAAGGAAGTCATAGATACTGCGAATTTGGATGAAATTTTAGATGATATAGACAGAAATATTAATTTTCATTTTACAATAGATGAAGAAAACTTGGTAGCATTATTTACGATTGCACTTTTATCACCTACAATATCTTTTGAACTTGTGGAATTGAAAAATAGCTATTTAGTTGTTTATGAAACGAATTCAGGTTATAAATTTTTAGGAATGTCATGGAGACCAGATAATTGGAAAAACTTTAAAAATTTTATAAGAACTCTCAGATTTCCTAGAAATATTGAAGAAAAATTATTAAAGGCAGATATAAATTTTAATTAAACTATGAAAGTATTAGATAAAACTCCAGATATGCAGGAATTGATGACTGCGGCTATACAAGAAGGCGTTACCAGCAAAGACTTATTTTATAATGGTGATGCATATTATAATTCTTTTGCATTCTTTGATAAGATATTAGAAGGCAAGGATGATAATTATAAGAGGCAAACTATTGATAGGATTTTTAATAACAGGCCTGGAGATAAATTTTATGATATATTGGTAAATTTTCTTAAGAAGAAAAAGAGCTATCCAAAATTAGAGCCTGCTTCTATTCAAAGAGAAAGATTAGGCCCTTGGAAACCAATAGATGGCAGACATAGAGCAGCCTTTTGTGCAATTTTAGGAATTGCCTTGATGCCCGTAAAAGATATAATAGATTAGAGTTAAAAAAAAAATGAGAACATTTAAACAAACACTGCCTACATTAAAAAAATTTATTGAGAATAATGCAGAAATAATAAATATAATTCCTACAGAAACTGGAATAAATGATTTAACCGATATTCTTAGTGAACTCCAGTTTACTCTTATAGACCTCGAAGAATCCAATATCATAGCATTTTATCTTATAGCTTATTTTGCAAATGGGCCATTAAAATGGGTGAATTTTTCAGATATGTTTGAGCTAGAAAAAGAAGGCACATTTGAAGTTTATATCTATGATAAGGCTACCAAAGCAAATGGATGGAATGGTGAATTTAGGAATACCGATATTAGGTACCCAGACCAGCTTTATGATGGCACTTGGATTAAAGAGATTCATTACCCATCTTCCATTGAAAGAGTTTTATTAGCTGCAGAGAGGGTTTCATAAGGAGAGCAGTATGGCAAAATCAATTATACAGGATGATGCTAGAATATTTAAATTTTATGCTAAAGAAGCATTGGAGATGTATGGCATACCGAGTGAATATTACCAATGCAAACCTGGAAGAACTTTTACTACTTTAGGTGAATTAAAAGCCTGCTATTATGACCCTGTAAGAACTAAGGTGATTTTTGACCAAGCACCTCAGGTAAGAACACTCAAAAAATTAGGTTGGGTAACAGAACTAGATGCTCAGCAACCTATAGTGCATGTAATGTTCGACCTTCCTGGATTAGAAGTAGGTTGTTTATTTAATATTAAGGACCCATTAACCATAGATTCTGGCAGAATGTTCAGAATAACTAAGATGTCTACTGGAATATTATATCCTGCTACAGTAACATGCCAGATAGTTGCCATTATGGGTGACGAAATAGAAGAAACGACTAATCCTTATGATGGTTCAGAATCAATTTTCTTGAACAAATAATGGAGGTAATATGATAAAAATTTCTAAATCTGCAACAGAAGCTCCTGCGCCTAGATTAGCTGCTCCATTGGCAAGTATGTCTAGAGTATGGAGAGGCGTTAAGCAGGTTGCTAAAGATTTTGGAGATACCTACAAATCTGCTAAAGCTAAATCTAAGAAAGAACTGGAAGAACAGAGAAGTTATATATCTGACAGAGATTTTAAGCCTAAAAAATTTAATATAGAAAATAAGAATAATGACCAACTCAATTCTGAAATTAGCAATTATTTTGGAGAAGACAGAATTGATTTTATAAAAAAGGTATTAAGAAAAGATAAAGATACTTTAAGTGCAGAAGCTTTAATAGAAGCTGCTGATAAATTATCTAATTTAGAAAAACCTTTTACGTCTGCTTTATATAAAACATTGGAACTACTCCAATCTAAAAATAAGGAAATCAGTGAAATAGCTGTAAAGCTAATTGAAAGAGCTCCTGAGGATTTTTTAGATATTTTTTCTAGCAGAGGAACCGCAGGATTATTTGATAAAAATGATTTTCAAATAAAGGCAATAAGTTATTTTAATAATCATGACGGAGATTTCAAAAAACTTCGTAATCCATCTAATTCAGCATGGCTTCCAGCAGATAAGATGAAAAAGTCTATCGCAAATCTTTCTAAAGAAGAACAACAGAAAATGAAATCAAGAAGGATTTCTAAAAGAGAAAATCTCTCAAAAGAACTTCTTAAAAATATTAAAGACTATATAAAAAGAAATCCTAATAATGCCTTTGTCAAAATGGTCCAAGAGGAAAACTATACAGATGAACAATTGCTAGAGGCCAGAGACTTTTTTGAATCTCTTATAAAGGAGGAATCTAATGCTTAACTGTTATGATAAAGCCTTAAAAAATCATGTAGAGTCCTTTTTAAAAGTAGGCAAAAGAAAGATAAAAGTTTATGGTCTTCAAAATGAAGATTCTGAGGAAGATTTAGGTTTTACTCAGGCAGGTTTAAAAACGGATTCATTGACTTTTCCAATGGTAATGCTTATAAGATTGCCTGAAATAGAAATCACTGACAATGCAATGACTAAGAGACCTGCAAACTATGAAGGTTATTTAGCTATAGATGATTCTTCTAAGGTTTCTCTCAATGTAATGAGATGCTCCTTGCATTATGTTTTAGATGTTGTTGCTGAAAATAGAAAAACCACTGAAGATATTGGAACACAGCTTTATTTCAGACTCAGGAATCATCCTAATTTCAGCGTAAGCATCTCTCTTCCTGTAAAAGATTCTGAAGGAAATATTCTTACCACTGAATGCACACCTAACTTGGTGCTTTCCAATTCCTTAACGCATGTGCGCTCAAATAACAATGAATTAGCACAGTTATATAGGCTGAGAATTAGCTTTGATTTAGAAAATGTAAATATCTTTGATTTTGAAAATCAGACAAGTTATGATATTGACTATAAGATTTTAGCAAGCTTAAAAGAACTGGTAAACTTTAAAGAAATTTGAGAATTCTCAATTTCGCAATATTAAAATATAATAATGTGAGGTAAATTAACATATGTCATGGGTAAATATTTATGAACAGCCTATAATGCCTAATGTAGATTTAGAAGAAGATACGGTGGTATATGTTCCTGGATATGCTATAAAAGGCCCTAGCGAGCCGACTTTGGTAAATTCAACTAACTTTGAGAGAGTTTTTGGAGAAACTCCATATACTATTCCAGCAGGAATAGGCACAGCTTCTATTGCTAAAAATAAAATTCCTGATGGAGGAAGAGAAAAATCTTGGTTATATGCTAAAGGTCTTGTAGATGCGGGTCTCACTGTTCTTTATCATAGATATATTGGAGCAAATGCTGCAAAAGCTAATAAGACTGATGCTTTTAAAATTGATTCTTCTGTAAGTGGAATATTAGATACAGGAATTTCTATAAATGTAAGAGCTAAATATGCAGGTGCTTATTATAATGGATTAGTGGTTAATTCAGAAAAAGTAAACAATGGTGTTTCTAAAATTACTGTAAAAAATGATTCTGAGACCTTAGAAACTGCATATATTTCATTTGATGCTAATGCATTGAATTATTTAGCTAATACAGAATTTAGTTATATTGAAATTTTTGGAACATCTAATGATACCACTTTATCTATTTCTCAGCTCTGTGATTTAATTTCAGCTAAATTAACAACTCCTGCGGCTATTAGAAGTACTTATATAACTAATAAAACTACTGCAGTTACTTTAGATGCCGGAACAGATGATTTCTCCGTTTCTGATTTTGAAGATGCATTAGTAGGTAAAAATAGCCAAGGATATGGTGCAGAAGCATTATGCGAAATACTTAAGGATAGCGAAAGATACCCTGTAAGCTATATAACTACTGGAGGATATTTTGTAGATTATGAAAATTTGAAACCTAACAAAATATTTGATGTAGCTTCTGAAGTAAAAGCTTGTTATACTGCAGATTTTGCAAATGAATTAACTTATGCTGGATTAGATAATTATAAACAAGGTATTGAAGGATTGAACTTAGATGACTATCTCAAATATAGTTATGGATTCCAAGTTGTTGGAGCAGATACCTTTAGTTCAAATAATTCCAGAGTCATTCTTCCAGATTCATTTGGTTATTTAGTAAGACTTGGATTAAATATAAAAGCTGGTTTGCCTAATTATACTCCTGTAGCTAATAATTCTCAAGGATTGGTTGCAAATGCAATAAATTCTACTAGACCTATAGATTTCAAACTCGAACAAGGAATGATTACCTCTGAAGGTGTTTCCATAAATCCTGTGATTACTAAGAAAAATGTAGGTTACGTTATTATGGGTAATAGAACACTTTATCCTAATAACGGTGAACTTGGCCCGCAGTCTTTTTTGAATTGCAGAGTGGTGGTAAATATGGTTGAGAGGTCTGCCAGAAAAGCTGCAAATAAACTTAGAATTGTTTCTACTAATCCTGATACTGCTTTCAAGAATTTCAGAAATATGGTAGAAAAAACATGTGATAAACTCTTAACAAATGGAGATGGTTTAGCAGAATATTCTATTTCTAAATTGCCCAAAACTAAACCTGCTACTATAGAAATTCAAATAAAACTTACCGTAGTTGAAGGAATTGAAACTTTCAATATCTATATACCGTATTCAATAGCATTAGATTAACAATTATAAATATAATATATAAAGAGGAATTTTAGAATGGACGTTAATAAAATTTTAGAGATGCTTGAGAGAGAGGACAAACCTTTTAAGCCTCAAAAAAGAGAACAGGTTGCTAAAGAATCTTTAGTAAGTGCTTGTAATGGTGATTATGATGCTATAAACAGACTCTTAGAAGAAGATATTTCTATAGATGAAAGAGCATATAATAAGGTGCCTGTAATCAATAGACCTTTGAAAAAGAAAAGCTCTACTGAATCATGCAATCCTAAAGATTTTCCTAAGAAAGTTGCAAAAGAATGTGATGCAGTAGCAATAGGAGTAGAAAATCTTATTCCTTCTCCTGTAATAAAAAGAGCTGATGAAGCGGTAGATAAAGCTATCCATTACCGTGGTGTACTTATTGAAAAAGTTCCTGAAGCAGAAAAACCTTGGACAATTGATGGTTTAGGTGAAACATACGAAACTTTGGAAGATGCCATTGCGGGAGTAGATTATTGGATAGATTCTGAAGGTATGGATTTTTCTAAGAATGCATCAGAAGCCGCTGGAGAACCACTCTCTACAAAACTTCTCAGAGAACTCGATAAAGATGCTGCTTTTGCAGGAGAATCTACTACTGAAAAAAGTCCTATGAAAGGCACTACAGATGATATAGTAAAAAATAAACCTATAGATTTTAAATCTAAGAATAATGGTTTTGAAACTTCTGAGTCTAAAGAAACTGGAAAAGCTGTTGCAATGACAGAACAGCAGACTATAAAGGCTGCTGGAGAAGAATTGATTTCTACAAAAGATGGTTCTATTTTTCCTGAAGACATTGAATTTGATGAACAGGCCTTTGCAGAATTGTATGATTTGAATCCTGATGATGTAAGTGCCATGTATGTAGAGGAAGATAATAATATTCCTGAGCATATAGAAATAAGATTTAAGGAAGGAGATAATGAAACGCTCCTCATGCTTATGGATGATGGTTCACTTATAGAAGAAGTAAATGCTGAAATAGTTGAAGAACCTAGATTTAGTGCTTCAATAGAACAGGATGAGAATGGAAACTTTATACTGCTCGTATCTGATGCAGTTGAATCTGAAGATGTTACCAAATCAGAAGAAGATGGTATAAATAAATCTGAAGGTGAGACGGATAGCCTCGATGAAGATGGTAAAGGTCGTACAGATGAATTTGTTGAAGGCGCAGGATTAGACCTTGACTCTGAATATGCAGATACCCATGGTATTAAACCTGCTAAAGATGCTACAACTAAAATCAAAGATCCTACCCAGTTACCTGTAAATAAATAATTTAAATATTTGGAGGTTGTTTAATGAACAACGCTAATAATCATATAAGTGCTAATCCTGGAAATTATCGTCCAGTGATGACCAACCATTTTGAAATAACAATTCATGATTTGGATGGTATGACTAATTGGGCGGATCCTGATAAAGAACCTATTGCAGATTCTGAATTAACTCTTAAAATTGCAAACAGAAATTTTTCAGGACCTCAATTATCACAGCAATCAATAGCTATTCAAAAAGGTAATACAACCATAGAATTTCCTGGAAGAATTGATGCATTTACATCTACTGCAGTATTTGAGGTGTATGTTACTAAAAGTGCTTTCGATATTTTATATTCTTGGAAGATGGCCTCAGGAAATCAAGAAACTGGTGAAATAGGCGATCCGAGAGAATACTGGAAACGTGTTGAAATAGACGTAATGACTGGAGATAAAGGAACGCTCATTGGTACATGGACTTATAATAACTGCTGGATTCAGTCATTACAAGAAGTAACATTTGACAATGGAGCAAATGAAGTAAAAACTTGTAATTTAACACTTAAATACTTTGCTCCTAAGTGGAGATCCAATAAAAATATCTAAATAATAAAATATAGTCATTCTAATGGAGGACAAAATGGATTTAATAGAAGAAGTAGTATTACCATCTAAAGGCTTAGTTTACGATAAAGAGATTAAATGGTCTAATAGATTAAGAGCTCCTAGACTTTGTGATAAAGGAATTGGAGACCTTACTAAAAGAAATAAATTACAAGCCTCTATATTAGATAAGACACTTCTAGAACCGTTAGGAATGTCCGCATATGATTTGCATACTGCGGACTTTTTATACCTGAATTTCGTACAGAGACAAATTGCTAAAGCAGGTGCGCCATATAAGATAAAAATCAAATGTCAAAAATGTGGTGAAGAACAGCTGGTAGATTTTAACTTAGATAATGTAAAAGTTAATTATTTATCTGAAAAACCAGAATATAAATATACCACATTAGATGGTTCAGAGATAGAATATACCTATCTCACTCCTAGAAAAATAGATGATGCCAAGGAGGCCGCAGATTTATATAAAGAAGAATTTCCTGGAGCAGACCAAGATATACAGCTGCAGGAATTACTAAGGTCAATTATACTCAAAGTTGATGGTGTAAAACCCACGCACTCTCAAATGACTGACTTTATAAATAATCTTTATGTAGAAGATAGCGATCGTTTATTAGAAAAAATCATGAACATAAATTTTGGTTTGGATTTGAATCAAACAGCCAAATGTTCTAAATGTGGTAAAATGATAAACTTTATTTTACCTGTATAAACTATATAAATGACTTTTGATTTATTTATAGATTCTGATAAAAAAGCAGAAGAATTTGATTTGTGGGTGAGACGAATATATCTTGTCTCATCCACATTGTCTATACCGTACGATTCATTATGGCAAATGCCTGAGCACGAATTTTTAATTATGGAAAATTTAGCTAAATCAGAATTAGACAAAAGAGAGAAAAAACAACAGGAGCTTTTAAACAATGGCTAAAAATGATGGCTATGATATGATTAGAAGCCTTATGGAAGAGGCTGATAAATTAGGAAGGGCTTCTATTGAGGATCTCCATAAGCAAGCACTCAGAACTAGGATTAAAGAACTAAAAGAAGAGGGCAAAACTGAGAAAGAAATAAAAACCCAGTTAGAAAAAGACCAAGCTGCTTTAAGAGAGAAAAATCGTTTAGAATATCAAAGGCAAGAGCTTAAATCTATCCAAGATCGTGCCAAAGCTGCTGCTACATTGGAAGAACAGAATAGACTAGAAGCAGATGCCAAGAGGCTTGAGCAGGTAATAAAAAGAGCTGAAATAGAGAAAGCCAATGAAGAAAAGCTCGCAGCTATTAGAGAAAAATACACTGTAAATCTTAAAAATATTACTGAGACGGGCTCTAAAATATATGATGATATCAATAAGTCTGTCAAAACATACTCAGATTATTTTGATGAAATCCAAGTAAGATTACTTGGTTCTGGAAAAACATACGCCTCCGTAGCAGATATGATTTCCAAAACCTTCAGTGGTAGTCCATTCTTTGCATTAACTGATGCAATGAATAATGTTAAAGCATTTGTTCAGCAAGGAATTGCTTATAATGTAGAACTTAGAGCAACTTTACAAACAGTTTCTGAAAAAATAGCAATAACCTTTAATGCATTAGATGCCACCTTATTAAGATTAATTCGTATACAAGGTGATTCTACACAAGCAAGATTAGGAATTGAGAGCAAACTCACTGAAATCCTCAATAGTCAGTTTCAGGATACCTCTTATCTTACTTCCAATATAAATGAATCTGTATCAGCTGCTCTATTAGAAGCTGAAGCAAGATTAGGAAAAACTGCTGGAACTGAATTTGAGTTTGAAGCACAAAAATGGTTAGGTTCATTATATGCTTCAGGCGCTAGTCAGAATTTAATATCTTCTTTAGCACAAGGCTTAGGCTATTTAGGTTCAGGAGATGTTACCAGTCTTACAAGCAATGCATCATTAACTAACCTGCTTGCAATGGCAGCAGGAAGAGGTGGCGGAGCTTCATATGGAGATATAATTACCAGAGGCGCTACTGCTGGAGATATATCTTCTTTAATGATAGGGTTACGCAGTTTAGTCGAGGAAGTAAGTAAAACTGATAATATAGTAGCTCTAAAGGAATATGCCAATGTTTTTGGACTGACAATCTCAGACCTCAAATCTATTCTTAATTTAACTTCTAAAGACATTGAAACACTTACCAAGCAAACACTTTCTTATGATGAAGCATTGCAAACGGTAAATTCACAATTAACTGCTGGTACTTTATTAGGAAGAACACATGTTTCTGAGTTAGTAGATAATATTTACCAAAATACTATAGATGCTATTGCCACAGGTATTTCAGGAAACGTTGGCGGCTATCTAGGTTGGAAAGCTGCTGGTTTTGCAGGTGAATTATTGGAAGGCTATACCGTATCGATGGCACCTTTTGGTATGGGTACTACTATTGACCTAGGTAAGACAGTAAAAGCTGCTGCAACTGCTACTGCGGCACTTGCTAATATTAGTAAACTTTTCTCAGGATTAGGAAATTTGGGAGGAATAAACTTAGCCAACTTAGAAGGAACAGAAGTTGTACAGAGAGGCACCATTTCTAGCATGAGAGAAGGTACTAGAGAAAGTTATTCTGCATATGAAGGTGATGTTTCTCAATCTACTTTACTGAAACAATCCTCATTACAAGCAACTGAAGCCTCTAAAGTTACAGATGAAGCTTTAGACGAAAAACAAGAAGCTTTAGAAGGAATGCAAAATCAAATAAAGAATATAGATGATAATATTTCTATTATGGTGAGATTATTAGATTCTGAAGGAATTGTTATAAGAGGAAGAGCTGGTGAAGTTGCAGGTTCTTATGCAAATCAATTAGCTGGAATAGGAGGAATATTTCAAGGATGACATTAGAAGAAGCCTTTATAAGTAATTTAGTTAGTGAAAAAATTCCTATGATAAATCAATGGACAGAATCTATAGGATTATCTATAAAAAATCATACGCAATTTGAATTAAAAAATCAAGAAAATTATGAGAAAACTGGGTATTCTTTATTGGATAATTTAACTAGAGGATATTTAGCCCATAAACAAGACTCATTAAAATATTCTGAGAGAACACATTATTTGCTTGGAATGTACTTAAGAGCTCTTAAAGAATTGAAAAATCTTAATGCGATGCCTTTATACAATTGTATTACAGGATATTCTGTAAAAGGACCAAAACATGTATTAAGAGCTCCTATTATTTCTAAAAGATTATATTATATTTTTATAAATACCTATATGTTTACAGACATACAGGTATGCTATAGCACTAATGATACTGCTCTTACAGAATCAAAAACCTTCAAGATTGAAAGTTATCGTAAACCATTAAAGTTATATATAGCTGAAAATGAAAATGACCCAGGCATACCCTCCGATGCTGAGGTATTAGTTTTAAATGACAGTTTCAAAGAAAATTTGGCAGAATTTTTAGAATTGAGAGTAACTGTAAATTCCAATGTCACTGCAGCAGTAATTGAAGGTCCATATGATTTTGATTATAATCCCTTAATTGGCTATACAGGAGCAAAATATTCTCCAAGGTTGATAGAATTTCTTACAGATGTTTCTATAACAGAGGACTCTAATGAAGCAGTAAAAAATGAAGCTTTGAAAAAATATCCTGGAAAATCTATATCAGAGGTTGCAAAAACCTATTTAAAAGAAAATAATTATACGTATGATATTGGAAATTTTATAGATAAGAGGTTGCCGGTATGATAAATTCTTATATATACCTATATCATTTAGATAAACAATTTAATATTCCAGTAACTCCTGACCCAATTACTAATTCATTAGGAGTAACTTTTAGCACTGAGAATATCTTAGGAAGGTCTGCACCTCAGATAACTTTTGCGAGTGCTGGTCCTAGAACTCAGAGCATTAGTCTTACCTTGCACAGGCAATTGATGGCTTTGGAAAATGATGGAAATGAGAATGCGGTAGATGACTTAATAAATGCTCTGCAGGCATGTACATTACCTAAATATATGGATTCTTACAAAGCCGTTATTCCTCCAAGCCTGCTAATACGATTTGGAAATGAATCATGCATAAGAGGAGTACTCAATGGTCAATTGACTGTAACATCTTCAGGAGCTTGGTTAAAATCAGGTAAAATGTCTGTAGTCACTTTAACATTTGTAGTAACAGAGGTGGAGCCATTTTCAGCTGAATATGCCATGCAGAGAGGCTTATTAAGGTCGGTGAGCACTGATTTAAGGAGGAATTCGGTATGGATGTATTAAGAAGATATGAAAACCAAAGAACTTACGAAAATCAGAGAGGAGATTTAGTATCTTCTAGATATAAACGAATTTCAAAAGATACCTCATATATTTTGCAAGAGTTAGATAAACCTAGTACCTTTGACAAATTATCTTTACAGCATTATGGTACACCTCTGATGTATTGGCTAATAGCTGATTTGAATGACTATATAGATCCTACTGTTGAATTACCTACAGGAACCAAAATAAAAATACCGGTAGTTGGATAATGGCAGACCAAATTTTACAGAATTTTAATTCCTTAATAGAAACTCCATATATATCTATAACCTTTGGTGGTCAAACATTTGGGTTAACCAATACTGTAAACCCAGTAACAATGACCAGAGATATAGATTACATCACTAATTTAACTATAAATAAGCAGGCTTCAGGGCAGGTAAATACCTATACTATTACCTTAGTGTATGTTATACGTCCAGGAGATGACCCAAACAAAATAGACAAAATCATCTCTTCTGATTCTTCAAGAAAAATAAAAATATCTTACGGTGATTTATCTCAACCTAGATTTTCTTATAGAGAAGAAGAGGCTATTATTACTAATATAAAGCCGGCTATCGATGTTACTAGGTCTAAAATTGTTTATACTATTACTGCCACATCTTCTGTTGTATTAAATTATGCAATAAAAAGAAATTATCCTTCAGTTGTAGATAAACCGAGCGAGCAAATATATAAATTATTATATTTAGACAGAACTAATGGATTATTGGAATTGTTTCCAGGAATGGCAGACAGAGCAAAAGTGGAGCTCAACAGATTGATTGCTAAAAATGATAAATCAGTGAGAATAGAAGCGCAGCAGAGTGTTTCTCCTTTAGAAAGACTGAAATATTTAGTAGCACAGATGCAATCTAATGATAACTCATTTTATGGCTTAATAATACATGACTACAGTGATTATGATAAAACTATGGAAGGCCAATGGTTTGAAGTAATAAATAGTTCATTAAGACCTTCTGCTTATCAATTGGATTTAGATGTGGGTTACCCAAGCAATACCAGAGTATTTGATTTTCAGGTTAATAATAATACCTCTTTCGCATTAATAACTAGCTATTCAGGACTTATAGATAAAAGTAGAACCATAAATATAAATGATAATGGAAATTTTAAAACATCTTCAGACCCATCTTTTATGGTAAGAAATGGACAAACAGATGCAGTATTAGAATCTTGGTGGAAAACGATGTCATCATTTCCAGTGGAAGCTACTGTGAAAACTAGAGGTTTAATAGTTCCAGCTGTTTTAGCTCAAACCATAAATGTGAATGTCTTATTTTTTGGAAGGAAATATACTTACTCTGGAAAATATATGGTAGTCGGACAAACAGACGTAATTTCTTCTGCAGGCTATAGGACAACCTTGAAATTATTAAGAATAGGTGCTAATGATGATAACTAAGGCAATTGTTTTGAGAATGTCTGGAAATAAATGCATTGTAAGAATTCCTTCAATGAGCAATTCTGAAGTGGAGGCTGCTATATGTAGTCCTAAAGGTTTTAATATTATTTATGAGGAAAATGATATAGTATATGTATCATTAGTAGATAATATAACCTGGGTTGTACTAGGAGTTCTGAATTTAGATGAATATGGCATGCATCAATTAACTTTAGATTCAGCTAGAATATCTACTGGATTTTTAGGAGATACTGTAGCTTTATCAGATTCTAATTTAACCATAAAAGATTTAATAGATATGTATAGGAATTTTTCAGATTTCTTAAATAATTATAAAACAGGAGAAGATAAATAATGATTAATCCTGAAAGTTTGATAAAAGGTTTTAATTTTCCAAATATATTTACTGGCGGAAATGCAGTATCTATAATATCTGGAAAAGAAAATGTTATAAAGGATTTGAAATTACTTTTTGAATCCGAAACAGGAGAATTCAGATATGACCCTGGATATGGTTCAAATGTAAAATTGCTTAAGTATAAGCCTAAAAATCAACTTACTCTAGACTTATTAGTAGACGCGATTGTAGAATCACAGATGTTCATGCCGAATGTAATGTTTGATAGAGATTCAGTTAAAATTACTTTTGAAAAACCTGGAGAAATAAATATAACGATTTCAGCTATAATTGACAATAACAACTATATAACTGAATTAGTTTTATTGCAGAAAAGTGTATAAAAGGAGAAGCTAATGGCAGATTTTTATTCAACTGATTTTATAAAAGATTATGAAGATATTTTAAAATTAGTTAAGACTTTGACTAATAAATGGGATCCTTCTATTTCAGATGAAGCAGACCCAGGAGTAGTATTGATAAAACTTGCTACCTTGATGAAAGATAAATTATCTTACAAGCAAGATTTATCAGAAGCTCAAGCATATTTAGATACGGTATCTGATAGGCAGGCGGCCTTTGAGTTATTACAAATGCTTGGATATGTGATGAAAAATAAAATTTCATCTACTGGAATAATTTCTATACATAATACAGGTGATGCTAACCTGGATTTAGAAGCTTTTAATACGGTGTTTTCTAATTCAGATGATTCTATCACATTCTTTTTACTTCCTGTAGGAGCAGCTATTTTTACTATCCAAGGTAATAGCTCAGCTTCCTTAAGAATGATGGAAGGCTCTCCATTCGATATTACAAAAGAAGGCATAGATTATTTTAATATTAAAGATATAGATGAATCTGGAAGATTATATTTAGGAAAATCTGGATTAGCACAAAATGGTGTTTTTATCGGTGAGGAAACAGAGACAGCCGGAACTTATGACTATACAAAATGGTCAAATATAGAGGCCTCTGTTTTATATCCAAAAGATAAATATTTCTTTGTTCTTACAAATTCTGAAGGAGAGAATTACATTCAATTTCCTAAGAATTTTGAAACTTTAATAGGTGCCAAGAATTTTAAGATAAAAGCCACTTATTCAAAGGGTGCAGGAGGAAATATCTCTGCAGGAACTTTGAGCAAAATAAATAAAATAAATGTTAATAGCGAAGTTCTTACTATTTCACAGCCAAATGACATTATTTCTGGATATAATGAAGAAACTATTTCTCAAGGTATTCAGAATTATTATAATACTTTAGATGTTTTTAATACTCTGGTTACTAGTAATGATTATAATGAGGCCATTAAAAATATAAGAAATCCAGAAATTTCTAATATTCCAGGTAAACAAAACAAGCTATTCTCCAATGGTTATGCTAGAACTGCCGTAGACAGGCAAGATAAAATTGTTGAGACATATGATAAAATAGTTAATGATACCTTACAAGAAGACCAATATACTAAATATTTCGCAGACAGTGAGGTTGCCGACAGAGTTATACAAGTTGTAGGACTTGAAAATGCAGATTCTTATGAAGATTCATTTAAACTATTAACCAAATATGGTGATGATGCTTTACAAAATAAAGTAAAAGAGCAACTCGATGAAGCATCATCTATAGCCTCTGAAATAGAATTTTCAAATGATGGTTATATTAGAGCAGACGCTATCTTAAATGGTTATATAATGGCAAATATTACCTCTAAAAGTCAGGCTAATGAAATCTTAAAAAATATTATAGCTAAATTAAAATCTGAATATAAGGCGGATAAATTAACTTTTGGTAAAGCACTTGGTTACAATGAATTAGTCTCTAATATATATGACAGTGACTCTAGGATAATGTCTGTAAGTTTACAGGAACCTCAATATCAGGTTAAAAAGGTTTATATAGATGAAGATGGTGTTGAACAGACTGAAAACTTGAATAATGACGACAAATTGAATATAGCAACTAAAGCAGTATTAGAAGGCAGCATTCCTTTATATAGATTTTCTAATAGAAGCAATACTTCAAATATAGCTATACTTAACCCAGGTTATATAAATCTTGGATTAGGCATGAATAATTACAAACAAATAAATGAAGGTAATCCATATAATTTACAAATTGCAATAAAAGATAACGGCTGGAGTTATATAAGGAGCTCTGGAGGAGAATTAAAATCTTATAATGTGTTGCAACTCAGAAAACCGATAATGGTAGAGGATACAGTTTACGGATATGGTGTAAGATATTGCTACCAGAGCAGATTAGCAAACAATAGGAATATTACTTTAGAATCTAATTTGTTAAAAGGAAGCTTAATGAAATCAGGAAGCATCGTCTATTTGGATCCTACCTCAACTCAAGGTTTAGTAGAGAAATTTCCTACCACAGATATTAAAGATGCCTTTGACAAAGTAATAGCTAAAAAAGTAGAAATTACTGAAGATTACACTGTGCTTGAATCTGTTCAAATACTGAAAGCTGAGGGTAATATAGGAGCATCTGTGCTAACAAGAGGCTCAGCCATTGCCAATGGTTCACTCATAAATGGCACAGTATATTCTGCTCCAGTAATAAAAAATGGTTTTGAGCACAAGTTAGCTTCAAATGAAAGTTTCTTTGTAAAAACAAGTTCTACTGATTGGGTAAGTTTAGCAGATGGTTCCATAATAAAACCAAGTGGTTTAGACATAACAGCCTCTCCTAGTACATCGGTTTCAGAATCTAATATATTAGGAACCTCTCAATCAATAGCACTTCTGAAAGAATCTAAATCTACGATATCCAATGATTTAAAATATTTTATTGTAACTAATGGAAATCATTCAATTACTATAGGTAATAATAAAAATTACATGTTGGAAGAAGGAGAGTTCTTTGTATACTCAAATTCTAATTTGTCAGAATATATAATTTTAGGTGCAGGCACAGTATTATCTTCTGAATCTGGAAATAGCATTGTATTAGATAATGTAAAAACTTCAGATACTGTTTCAGATATTCAACTCACTGCTTTTAAGAATTTTCCTTCAAATATGTCTTCTTCTATCATAGCAACTGATATGGAAATTTCTACATTTTCTGAAGGTTATTCAGTTGAATATGGTTCTGATATAATGGTTCAATTCGGAGCATTATCTCAAGATTTGGAAATTAAGAAAGATGACAAAACATACAAGACATTTAACAAAGATGACGGATATGAAGTACGCTTAGTAGTTTTAATTGAGCCTGATGAATATGGTACCTTCTCCATGAGGCCTCCTCTAATGACTAATAAATATTCAGGTGTTATATTGGAATTAAATGTCAAAGATAATAATGATAATAATTGGATTCAATTGAAAGGAGAATCAGGCGTAGGAACGTATACAAATCTTCTAATGTCAAAATATTTTGGAAGATTAATAACTAGTGGAGAATTTGAAACTTTTTCAGAAGAATCAGATGGAGTTTCTTATGCAGTATGTAATTATAGCTTAGATACAGATAGTGGTATTGAGGTAAAAAATATAACTCCTGCATCAATGACTCTAATTATTAATGCAGGAAAAACTTATAAAATACCATATGCAGGTAAAGAAAAAGCTTTAATAAAAATAGTTAGCTCAGGTACAATGATTCTCAGCGGTGCTTCTGCGATGACAGGTAATCCTAATGTATACAGCATAACAGAAGGTAATATAATAATTACTAACAATGACACCACCGGTATTACTGTAATTCTTTCTAATTTATCCATAATTGCCGGCTATTCAGATGAAGTAAAATATGTTGAATCATTTGGTCAAACATTGAATACAAATGCTAATGATTATTTTGATCCAGTAGAAGGAAGCATAGAGAAAAAAATAACAGGCACCGGAAAGCCATTTAGTTGGTTATATGTTCCTACAGAAGAATTTGAATATCCTACTGCTTCTAGCTCATATCTGATATCTAGCCATCCTATGAATTATAAAACTTTACCACATATCATATTAGATGAGTTAACGTTAGCAGATACCCTTAAAATTTTACCAGTAACTAATAGGTACAGTAAATGATAAGAACTAAAAATATTATTCCACAAATTTATAATACTTCTCATGATTTTCAGCTATTTGAGGCAATTTTAGATACCTTATTTAGTGAAGCTGACATAGGTTGTGCCAAATTACAAGGATTGCATTCTCCTCGTCAATGTTTTGAAGAAAATTTAGGAAAACTTTCCAGAAATCTAGGCATTGAAACTTCTGACAGAGAATTACTAAAGAAATATAGGTTAATGCTTAAAAATAAGGGTACTATGGAAGCCGTAGAGGCAGCAATTCTTTATTGTGGAGCAGAGTTAATCTTAGCAGATAAAGACCATAATGGATATGGGTCTATTTATTATAGAAATTTATCTTGGAAACAAGAAAATCCTAATCCAGAAGTTAATATAATAACATACTATGCAAGTTCATTTAAAAATTTCAATAAACAGCTATTTGAAAAACTACGTAAAATGATTTTGCCATTTAATGTCAGAATTACCCTTGAGATAAGATAATATAAATTATAATAAATTAAAAACAGAGGTAACCAACTTAAACCGGTTACCTCTGTTCTATATTTAAACATAAATTTTAATTATTATTTTCAGAATCTTCAAATGTAGGTGGAAGTTGTGGTACTCCTGAAACCTTTTCTAACAATTGAGCCTGTAATCTTTTTCTTTCTCTGAGTTCTTCCTTAGCTCCTTGGGACTGAATAGAATTATTTTGTTGATTTTCAATATTTTGTATTACGTATAAAGGACCACCTGGAACAGATAATTTAGCCTTCTCTATTTCTAATTTAGCTCTCTCTATTTCATTCTTAGCATCATCTCTCAAAAGTTTTTCTTTAAGCATATAAGTATCTATAGCTAATTTAGCTGGAAACATTTTTTCTCCAGTATCTTTTGAGTTATCATCAAGAGCTGTATTTATGATTTTCATAGCCTTATCTAAAGCAGAGTCAATAACTTTATTTCTTTGTTTTTGTGCCTCAATTAAAGCCTCTGAAAATAAAATATCTGTTTCAGATTTAAGTGTTATTTGGTTTTGTTTTTTGGTTTTTCTCTTCATGACTTTTTTCAACTATCCAATTAATAAAATCTGTTTCATTTCCAGTATAACCTTCTTGCAACCAAGTTTTATATGGATTTTCAAGAGATTCATTGAAATCTTTATAAGCATGAACCATTAAAGCTGTAAATCTTGAAAGAGTTTTTTCTAATAAAACTGCTTTACCTTTTAAATCAACATTTTCCAATAAAGCTTTCAAATGTTTATTAGGATAAAATATTCCTATTTCAGAAGTTTTATCATATTTTACTTTACCCTCTAAAACATCAAAAGATACTTTATTATCAGTTATACTGGATTCTAAGTAAGTTTGTTGAGTTGCTAAAAGAGCTGCATTATAAATAGCGTTTAATTCAGCTTTTTTTGCACTTGAAAGTTTTGTTAAACTTTGTAAGTATGAATCGCGCATAATAATTTTTTCACACCTTTAACAGTAGATGGTTGTTGTATTTCTACATCTGATTTTAATAAATCATCTAGTCTTTTTTTAACTTCATCAGTTAAATTGTAGGAATAAGATTCTAATTTAAGAATTAAGTTCTTTAGATATTCTGTCGTATCTTGCTTTTGAGAGTCCATTTAATATCTCCGGATTTGCAGATTTGGCTAAATCAAAATCACCAATAGCATCTACTAAACAAACTTGAACAATATGAGTAAATTCTTCTACAGTAGGAACTTCTATAGTTGTTCCACCAAAATATGAAAGCAAATTCATCAAATCATTAGGTTTTAAAATAAATGCCAATGCTGAATATGGATAAGTCCTTTTGCTTTTATACAGTTTTTCTAAAAGTTTTATAAGTATTTCCTTATTTACGGTATTAGAATATTTAATCTCCGAGCTCATTTTGAAGATTTCTCCTAAATAATTTTATTCCAACTAATACAAAATTTTTCTTAGATTTATCTAAAAATTTATTATAATTTATATAATAAATTAAGTCTATTGTGTATTTTTTAATTTCAACAGGAAGTTTAGCTAAAGCCAATTTTACAGATTTGTAAGATATGTTGTATTTAAGTGCAATTTCTTGAAAACCTTTAAAACTTTTTGGGTCTTCAACCCCTATTTCAGAAATTTCTCCATCTTTATCTGTTTGCAAAGGAATTTGAGTAAAATCCATATCGAAAATTGACTTATTATATTCAACTAAATATGAAAACATTACCATGTTAGCATATGCACACCAATTATCTATTTTAGTCTGTCCTATAGCAGCTTCTAAAATATTTCCTTGTTTTTTCCATCTTTCGCACATTTTCATTGTGCAATAGTTGAGAAAATCATCAGGTGTGCCGCCTTTACGAATTTTACTTTGGCCTTTTCTGATATAGCCTTTTCCTGTAGCTACAGAAGTCATTAAAGTTTTCATGTCCATAAAAATTTCTTCTGTAGAATGAGCACTATTTATTCTATCATTTATTTCCTGTAAACTAGAATCTCCTTTTTTGGCTTCTATATTAGTCCTAGCACAATAAGACCCAGTTTCTTTTAGCCTTTGAATATTTAAGGCCATTCTTTCTTTTTTACTTAATTTCGGTTTTGGGGCTTCTACCATATTTATATATACACTTAGTTTTTATATTTTTACATTTTTTTTTTCGGCTGTAATTATTTAAATTAAATTTTTAAATTTACTCGCATGCGCCTTGCGCCTGTTTGTTAGTAAGATATATATCATGTTGCTAGATTCTAATGTATAAATTATATATTTAAAAAAAAAATTTAAATTCTTTATTTTAAAACTCCTACTAACAATATAAAAAAAATTCCTGTGTAATCTCTGCCATTTTATGGTTAATTTAAAATCTCCATAATTATTTAAAATTATTAAAACAATGGCACGCATGGAGAAAAAAGTTCTGTATATCATAATATGATAAAAGCATCAGAATCCTTTTTGAGGAATTTAAAACTTTTAGAAAAATCCATAAATAAGCCTGGTAAATTTGTGAGTAGAGAGGATTTGCCAAATATTTTATGGGGTAATGCTCCTAGGAAAATAAAAGGACCTAAATGGTTTAAAGAAGAAGTTGAAAAGCATCATTGGATATATGGTAAAAATCTATGTGAATCATGCGGAGAATTATCAAATTCTTGTGAAAGACACGAATTATATGGATTATATAAAAATGAAAATAAGGATGTTTATATAAAATATGAAGGTTTGATGATGTTGTGTAAAAAATGTCATTCAAAGATTCATTTTGATTTGAGCAATAAAATTTTTAAACAAAGCCTAATTGATTATGCACCTCAATCAAATAGGATGAGAGATAAGAAATTATGGAATTCTGCCGTAGGCTTAATAATAAATGATGAATTATATTCTTTTGAGGAATTAAATGTTAATAAGAAGTGTTGAAAAAATTAAAGATAGAAACTATCTTCAGATGGAATACGACAAATTATTTGTAGATAGGATGAAGGCAGCTATTCCATTTCCATTAAGACAGTGGGATGCAAATAAAAAACAATGGCATTTCAGTGATAAAGGCTTAGAAATGCTTAGGAATCTTCCTAATGTGAAATTCTATGAAGATGCTTTAAATGAGGTTATAGATACATCTCAATATGATTTGCCTGTGCCATACAGAGGAATAGATGATAGAATAGATTTTGAAAAATTTAGAAGAGCTGCAACAGATACTTTGCCTGAATTATACCCTTATGATTTTCAAAAGAGAGGTATTTCGAGGTTAGTAAATATGGAGGCGCAAGGCCTATACTTCGAATGTGGTTTGGGGAAGACCTATACATCTATTTGTGCCGCAAAAGAGTTGATGGACAGAGGTTTAGTAAAGCAGTGTTTAGTGATTTCTATGGTTTCCATAGCTATTAGTTCTTGGACTAATACATTAGACAGAATGGGTTATTCTTATCAAATTATAGATGGTCCATTGAAATATAGGCCTTCACTATTAAAACATTCTAAAGCAGATTTTATAATAACCTTGAGTACTTCTTGTGATGATGATAAATATCCATTGTTAGATGAGGATAGCTTAAATTCAAAACATAAGAAAGGAAATTCTAGGAAGAGAAGAAGTTTTGTAGATGTGGCATTAGAAAATAAAAAGTTAATGCTTATAGTAGATGAACTTCATAAGATGAGCAATACACAGTCAGGAAGATTTAAGTGCTTATTAAAAATCAGAAAAGGCTGTGTCAGAGGAATAGGCCTTACAGGCACTGTTATGAAATCTACTCCAGAAAAATGTTTGCTTCCTTTGAGATTTGAATACCCAGATGTTTTTTCTAGAAAATCAGAATTTGAAAATGCCTTTACAATTAAGGAGCAAGGCCGATTTGGAATGAATATCGTAGGTTATAGGAATTTAGATATTCTTAAAAATATTCTTTTTCGTGCAGGAATGCCTGCTTTGAAAAAGGATTATCTTAAAGATTTACCTCCTTTATTGCCACCTAAACTGATTTATTGTGAAACAGATGACATATCCATAAAATTGGTAGATAAAATCAGGAATGAGGAAGCGTGCAAATTAGGTAAAGGTGACGAGTATACAGAACTTAAAGATGTTTATATAAGAACACATGAGGCTTTAGTATGCCCATCGATGTTTGACCCTAAATTAAGAGCGACAAACAGATTAGAAGCTGTAGCAGATTGCCTTGACAATTTAGATGGAAAAACTGTAATTTTCACTACATTAAAATCAGCTATTTTAGAATTATATTCATACCTAACAGAAAAAGGATATGGCTGTACTTGCTGTAGCGGTTCTCAATCTGCTGAGGAAATTAACCGTAGAGTGAAAAAATTTGTGACAGATGATTCATGTACTGTGTTAATTGCTACAATTCAGAAAATGGGTACAGGGTTTGATGGCATTAAAATAGCTCAAAATGCCATAATATATGACTTCAATACAAATTCAGCTGATTTGATTCAGGCCATAGGAAGACTTCATAGAGATGGACAGAAGAAAACGGTAAGCCAGATTTATATTTTGCAAGATAATGCTATTTCAGAATATCAATACAAAAAAGTTATGAAACAAAAAGAAATGACTGAGAGTGTAGAAGATTTTTCTAGAGGCCCAATTAACAGTACAATAGATATGCGAGAGGTTTTAGACCTCATCAAAGATTCTAAAAATTTCTTAAGGAGAAGACATTGATGTATAAATGCGCCAAATGTGGAAAAGAAGTAAAGATAGATGTTGATAAAACCAGGTATTCTTATGGTTTCATAAAAGGAAAACCATTTATTACTATTTTATGTGATGATTGTAAGAAAATTGTTTCTGAATTAGAGTATAATAAATTGCAGGAAAAAGGAATTTTATGATAAATCTTAATTCTAAAAAAATCATAGAGGAGGTTATGATTCCTCTTTATGACAAAATTTTACAAAATAAAGAGGTAAATGGCACAGTAGAATTGATAGGAAAGTCAATTATATTGGATCCTGCTCAATCAGAATTAGCTTATGGTGAATTAAGACCATTTAATCATAAATATGCTAAACAGGAAGAGGATTGGTATGAGTCTTTGGATCGTTGTATAAAAGGTCATGAAGGCATAGAAAATAACAAAACTTGGAGTTCTATAGCTTCAAAAAATGGAATGGTAAATAGCAATTATGGTTATTTGGTTTATGCTAAAAGAACAGGAGGAGAATCACAGTATAACTTTGCATTAGAAAGTTTAATAGATTCTTATAAAGATGGCAATTCAGGAAGACAATCAGTAATTTATTATGCTGGGCCTGATATGCATTTAATTTGGAATGACAACATAAATGCTAAACATGATTTTACGTGTACTTTTAATACCCAACATTTTATAAGAGATAATAAGTTAATTTATATAGTAAATCAACGTTCTGCAGATTTAATATTTGGAGTAACATATGATTTTCATCATCATTGCAGAGTATATCAAAGTTTGATAAAAGACTTAAAAAATAATGGTATAGACATTGAGAATGGTTATATACAAATGAATTTTGGATCATTGCATGTCTATGAAAGACATTTTAATTTAATAAAAAATATAGTAGAAACCTTAGTAAATAATTTGGAAGGATAAAATAATGGCACATAAATATTTTAATAAAATCAGAGAAATAGCAAGAAATCAAACATCTGAAGATACAAATTTTGTTAAGGATAATGATATAATTAAGGAAACACCTGAGGAGCCTCAGGCTAAGTGCAAGTATACCAGACATATAGATTTGGCTCCATCTATTGCAGAACAGCCTGGAATCATAACTATATCTAAGGAAGAGAATTAAGGTGAGATTTTTAGTAGGAGATGAAGTTTCAGAATTTAAAAGTTTCTTCACACAACCTTATGATGCAGTTGAAGATGAGGTGGCTACAGCTAAAATTTCACCTTCTGGGTTAGATTGTCCTGTGGCAGTTTGGTATAAATTAAACAAAACTCCTATGTTACCAGATATTAGGAGTTTTGAAGATGATGGATATGCTTCAGCTGGTTCAGCAAGGCATAAAATAATCCAAGAATTTATATCAAATAATCCTAATATAGAATGGGTAGATATAAAAGATTATGTAGAGCAACATAATTTACCGTTCAAGGTAGAATATGAGGTAGGCCTAGAAGACCTTGCTAAAAAATATAATTTAACCTGCGATCAAGTATGTGAATTGACTGGTAGCAAGGAAAGACTTCTGAAACATACTAACAATCTTTTAAATTTTAAACTAGACGGCTTAATTAAATTTAGAGGTGAATATTACATCTTAGAAATAAAGACTGCCAGTACTGCAAAATGTGCAAAAGCTCCATTAGATGCTCATCAACTACAAGGCAAAACATATTCATCATTGCTGAAGATAAATAAAATAATTTGGATTTATGAGAGTCGAGAAACTTTTAAGCATACTATAGTTTTTCAGGAATATTCTGAAGAAGACCATACTTATATAAGAAATTATTTAAATAAAATAGTTTTAGCAAAAACTCCGACAGAGCTTGATAGGTCTAAGAATTGCAAATATTGCAGGTATAGAAACACCTGTGAAAAAGATTTTAAGGAGGAGCCTAATGAATTGTTCTGATAAATGGCATATAAGATACATGAGAATTGCCAATGAGGTGGCTACCTGGTCTACTTGCCTTTCTAGAAAAGTAGGCTGTGTAATTACTAAAAGTAACAGAATAGTAGCCACTGGTTATAATGGAGCACCTTCAGGCGTAGCATCTTGTGCAGAAAGAGGAGTGTGCCTAAGAAAATCTTCTCCATCTGGAACAAATTTAGAAACTTGTTTAGCAACTCATGCAGAGCAAAATGCTTTAGCACAGGCTGCTAGAATGGGAATATCGGTAGAAGGTGGAAATGCTTATGTTACTACAAAACCTTGTACAACTTGCACAAAACTTTTTATAAATTCTGGAATAAAAAGAGTTTTTTATCTAGAGGATTATGATAATCCATTATCAGATGAATTAGCTAAAGAAGCAGGACTTCTGTTAATTAAATTGGAGAATATTTAATGCCTGCAAATAGAGGGGTGGAGTTTCAAAATATCTTTAGAGGCTTATGTGAGGATTTAGATATTGATTGCATAAGACTATATGATACTTTACAAGGGTATTCTCATGTAGATAATCCATGTGATTTTATAATTTCTAAGGATAAAAATTCTCCAATGCTTTTAATTGAATGTAAGAGCACTCATTCTAAGAATTTTAGTTTATCATTTAGACAATTTGAAAAACTTTCAGAATTAAGAAAGTGTTACAGCTATATAATTATATGGTTTATAACAGAAAAACAACTTTGGGCTTTACCGTTACATTCAATACAAGATATGATTAAGGCTGGAAAAAAATCATTTAGTCCATACAAAATTGCTCATCCAGATATTTTTCAAATTCCAGCAATATTTGCTAGGATAAAACCAAAATCTGCAGAAATATTATCGTTATGGGATAACTTAAGGAGATAAAAAAAAATTATGAAAAATAATAAAAAGAAAAATAAATCTAATGTTAAGGCTAAGCCGCATGCTTTCTTAGATTCAAGGAATTCTTCATTTAAGTTGAATGTTTATTTAGATACTAATCATAAGGATGGCCCAGATTGGTCAATTTCAGTAGGAGAACTTAAGGAGGCTAAAAGAAGAGTTGTCCAGTGTGTACAAGGAAATCAAGACATCGAGTATGTTGTTGAGAAAGATAATGCATACTTTTTGAATCCAGCAATGTCTAAGAAGCTTTTGGTAGGTAAGGCATATTACTTTATGTTTAGAGAAAAAGCTAAAGAAAATGGCCAAATTGTACGTGAAGCATATACTTTTTCAGATGTACCATCAGAATTTATGACATTAGGAAATATTCTGTATAAAATATTTAGAAAAGAATTTAAGTTAGACTTAGAAAAATTTATTAAGGAGAATCCTGAAAAAGTAAAAGAGTTTCTAAGTTTTGAGGAAGATGAGGTTGTTTAGGAAAATCAGATTTACGGTAATTGGTTAAATTTAAAAAAAAATAAAGTTTAGAATATTACAATAAAATTATTTGTGAGAGCTATGCATAATAGGCATAGCTCTTTCTGTATAATTTAATATAGGAGTCAAAAAAAAAATATGACAATATCTGAAATTGTGGAGCAATTAACAAAATGGTCCAATGCATATTATGAGGGCCATCAAGAAGTATCTGATAATGAATATGACGTTTTAGAGGAAGAACTCAAAAGATTAGACCCAACAAATAATTATTTCAATAAAAATAGAGAATCTACAGCCTCATTTTATGGGCAAAAGAGACCGCATATTTATAGTTTTATTGGGTCTGTTCCTAAAATTCATAAAATTACCGAAAGCAAAATAAGAAGTCCTTATACTATATCTGCAAAGATGGATGGGTCATCTATGACAGTTTATTTTAAGGATGGAAAAGTATTATATGCTCTTACTAGGGCTGATGGATATGAAGGTTTTGATATTACAGATAAATATTATAAAATAGTTGAAAAATATAATATAAATATTCCAGAAGGTTTTACAGGTGCTATTCGTGGAGAAGTGGTTATGGCTAATAATCACTGGGCTGAATATAAGAAAACTCATCCAGAAGCTGCTATGCAGAGAAATACTGGAACCGGCATAATAAATAGAAAAGATTGCACAGATGATTTAAAATACCTGGATTATGTGGTATATGAACTTCTGGCAACTAATATAATAGACCAGGATCTTTTATTTAATAATCAATATAACGAGTTAGATGCCTTAAAAGCATTAAATATTGGATATCCTATAGCACTATACGTGGTTGTGAGAAATGGCTTATATTCAGATAATAGCTTAAAAAATTTGAGAGACAATTGGTTGAAAGAATGGCCGTTAGATGGCATAGTATTCAATCAATTTACCGGTTATGAAAGAAATGGAGAAATATATACTCCAGTTTCTAAAAAAGAAGCATATAAATTTGAGGCAGAATCTAAAGAAACTACTGTAATTGGAGTTGAGTGGACTTTACAAAAATCAGGCAGATTGATTCCAGTAGTAATAATGAATCCTATTGAATTATCTGGAGCCTTGGTAAGACGTGCAACAGCTAATAATGCTACAAATGTTTTGGAACAAGGCTTGGATGTGGGCGCAGTAATAGAGGTTTGCCGTGCAAATGAAGTTATTCCATATATAAATAAAACTATCAGCCCAGCAGAAGTAAGACTTCCTGATGAATGTCCGTCTTGTGGAAAGAAATTGGTACATGAAGGAGTACATCTAGTTTGTACGAATCCAGATTGTCCTGAAGTGAATAGATTAAAAGTATTGAATTTCTTAAGAGTCTGTGGAGAAGACATCAAAGGTGTTGGAGATTCTATATATTCCATAATAGCTAAAAAATCTATAGAAGAAACTTTAGATTTTCTTAGAACTGAGGATTTTAGAAAATTTACAGAAAATCAAAGAAAATTAATTTCTATAATAAAAAATAACATTTTTAATAAGATGACTTATGAGAAGATGCTGGCTTCTCTTTCAATAGATAACTTAGGTGATAAAGGTATCAGGAAATTGATGAAGGATCCTGAATGGGTGAAATCATATTTCAATGGAGAGCTCAAGCCATTTCCTAAAGGTATAGGTCAAGTCTTACAAGTTGATTTGATGTCACAGAACAGCATAAATTCTGCAATAAAACTGTATAATATATTACAATTTAGGCTTATAGAAATACATGAATCTGTAAAAGAAGAGATACCTGATGAGATTGAAGGAGCGAGATACTATTGTGTCACAGGTTCATTAGATGGGTTTACCAGAGGACAGTTTGAGGCCTTGTGTAAATCTAAGAAATGGTTCTTATCAACCATAAAGAAAGCTTATTGCTTAGTGACAAATGATGCTTCTTCTGGTTCAGCTAAAAATATAGAAGCTAAGAGACTTGGCAAGTTAGTATTATCACAAAAAGAATTTATGGATAAATTTATATTAGGAGAATAAGATGCCTGACGTTATTTATGATAGAAAATCTTTCATGGAAAATAATAAAAGCAAGTATGAGAAGTTGTTTAATCTGTATGTAGCAGATGCCAATGTAAAGCCTTTATTGGCAATGTTGGACAGGACAGATTTTTATTCAGCACCTGCTTCTGTAAAATATCATTGTCATGAGGATGGAGGATTATGTGAACATTCATTGAATGTGTATGATAGTTTTATAAGATTACTCCAGATGCAGGATATAGTACAGGAAACTGAATCATGGCAATTATTAGAAAAAGCTAGATTGGTTAAAGAACTTACACAAAATGAGAGAACTGATTTAGATAAACTGATTCAAAAACTTTTAAATTCAAATAAAGTATCATTTGCCTCGGTAGTAAGAGTGACATTAGGGCATGACTACCATAAAATAAATTTTTATGAAAAATATATTAAAAATGTTAAAGATGCCAATGGCAGATGGAGTCAACAGGAGGCCTGGGGTTATAGAGATGATCCATTTGTATTGGGAGAAGATGGAACAAATTCTTGGTATATAATGAATTCTGTAATGCCGTTAAATTTCGAAGAGATTATGGCAATAGAGAATCATATGGGTTCTGGAAAATCTGGACAATGGCTTCCTGGGTCTTCAGGTTGCTGGAAAAAATCCAGATTGGCAATGTTTCTTCATTTGGCTGATATGTATTCTACCTTTATCGTGGAATAATATTAATATTTAAGGCTTATTATTATATAATAAGCCTTTTATAGGGTAAAAATCTGTATAATATATTAGGAGGATTTATGAATATAATCGTAGCATCATATGCATTAACAGATGTTTTAAAAGCTCTTTATTTATCAAATATCACAAATTTAGTCATAACCAAGGAAGATGGCAACTTAGTTATAATGATTTCAGAAAAAGAATTATTTAGTTATAACGTATGTAAATGTGACTGTGAGGAATCTGTTCATGGGTAAATACTTAATAGCAGCAGATAATCATTTCTGTACAACTTCATCTGTTATTACAAAGAGAGGTGGAAAATACTCAACCAGGCTGGAGAATCAGATAAAATCTTTGGAATGGGTTAATAGCTTTGGCTTACCGGTTATCCATCTTGGAGATTTTTTTGATAAAGAAGTTTTAACTGCAGAAGAAATCTCTTGTTTGAAGGAGGTGAAGCAGAGGGTAGATTTCTCTAATTGGATTTTTCTTCAAGGAAATCATGGGTATTCAGGAGGTTTTGATGTTTTAGATGTTTTTGATAATCAAATAATATCTGAACCTACAGAAGTTCCATTAGATGCTAGTCATAAATGTTTATTTTTACCATTTAAATCTAAACAAGAAGATATAAAGGAAGATTATGATATAATTTTTAGCCATATAGGCATAGAAGGAATTCCATTTGGTGCTAAAGGCTTTGACTTTGAATTTATTAAGAGCCGTTGTAAGATGTTTTTAAATGGTCATTTACATAATAAAACACCTTTAGACCGTGATAAAAAGCATAATTATTGGAATGTAGGAAGTTTGACAGCTCAAAATTTTTCAGATGAATGCCAATATGCTGAGAAAGGTGCTTGGATCCTTGATATGTCAGATTTATCTCTTGAGTTTATAGAAAATCCATATGCATTTAACTTTTATAAAATGAATGCAACTGATGCTAGGATTTATGAAATAAACCCAAAACTTTTGCCAAATGCATGCATTTCTGTAACATGCGAAGAAAAAGATGAGGCTGAATTCAGAGAAAAATTTAAAGAAGCATATTATCTTAGAATGAATGTTCAAAGAAGTAGAGAAATTTCCAAGGCTGAAGAGTTCAGACCTACTGTAGATTATTTAAAAAGATTTAAAGAAAGCTATATTAAGAAAAATGGAGAAAGCAGTATAATTTTAGATGAGCTAGCAGAGGTAATGAGATGATTAATTTTAAGAAGGTTGAAATAGAAAATTTTGGTTCATTAGGAAAGGCAGACTTGAATTTAAATGAATCTGAAAATTTTATACTTATAGATGGTGACAATCAAAGACTTGAGGATGGTGCTAAAAGTAATGGTTCAGGTAAAAGTTGGTTATTTGAATCTATTATATGGGCTTTAACAGGTGAGACTGTTAGAGGTTATAAAGATGTTGTAAATCGTTATCAAGATGAGGATTGCAAGGTAAAGCTTTCCTTTAATTTTAAAGATTCTGATTGGGAGATTGAGAGGGCTAGAAGTAAAAAAGGTAGTCAAGGACTTAGAATTTGGAAAGATACTAAAGAGCTTGAATATAAAGGTCTTAGAGATGCAGAAGGAGTTCTGCAGAAATATTTACCTGAATTAACCCTTAATTTTTTAGGTTCTACTATTATATTAGGCCAAGGTTTGCCTCAGAGATTTACGAATAATTCTCCTGCAGGAAGAAAAGCAATTCTTGAGGAATTATCAAATGCGGATTTTATGATTTCTCATATAAAAGAAAACATAAAAAATCGTCAAGATATCTTGGCCAGTAATCTTCGTGGAGTAGAGGACGAGATGCTAGTATATTCTACTAAATTAGGTGTAGCTAAGAAAACTAAAGAAACCGCTGAATCTGATTTAGAACTTTTGAGACAGATTGATATTTCTGAGAAGAAGGTTGAATTAGAAAAATTGGTAGAGGATGGAAAAAAGGCTAAATCTGATTATGAGAATGCTCTAGAAAAGGTATCTAAGTCAGAAGAAAATTATATTGGATTATCTCAGGCACTGAGTAAAGCAGAGGCAACTTTTTCTGAAGATAAATCTAAGGTAGACAAAGAACGATTTGAAAAACTTACAACTATTCAAAAGGAATATTCTGCTAAATTTTTAAAAGAGACTGAGAGTTTAGGGCCTCAGATTGAGGCTAAGAAAAATGAGTTATCTGATATAAAAGAACAATTAGCACATAGAAAAGCCATAATTTCTGGAGGATTCTGTAAACTCTGTGGACAAAAGCTTAAATCTACATCAGAAGAAGAGCTTAATAATGCAAAAGAGTTTATTGCTGCAAATGAGAATAAACCTGCTGATTTGATTACTGAAATTGAGACTCTCCAAAAGAAAAAGTTAATGATTGGTGAAGATTTTAAGCAGGCCGAGCATGCTGAAAGCATGTGTGTCGATAAAGCAATGGATGATAAGTTGGGTCTATTAACAAAGGATTTTAATGAGAGGACTCTTCAACTTCATGAGCAGGTTGAGTCTGCTCGGCAAACTTTGAGAGAAGCTAAGCAACAAGTTGATTTGGCAAATAGTTATCTTTTAAGTCTTCGATCTGACTATCAAGCTAAAAAAGCTGGAATTGATTCATATGAACAGAAGATTTTAGGCCAAGAGAGCCTTATAAAGAAAGCTTCTCAAGAAATTGAGGATTATGAGAAAGCTTTGGATTCATGCCAAAATAAAAAGGCAGACTTTGAAAATAGATTAAAAGTTGTCAAATCATTCGATACCTTCGCTTCTAGAGATTTTAGAGGAATTCTCTTAGAAGATATAGTAAATCAATTAGATTATAATCTTCATAAATATGCAGAAAAGGCTTATGGTCAGTCTTTGACGAGATTTTATCAGGAAGGCAATACTATAGGAATACAATTTGATGGTAAAGAATATGAAGGTTTATCCGGCGGAGAAAAGCAAAAACTAGACGTTCTCATCCAGCTTTCTTTGAGAGATTTAATTATCCAAACCAGTGGAGTGGAAGCCAATTTAGTAGTATTTGATGAAATATTTGATATGTTAGATATTACAGGCTGTGAAGCATTACTAAAAGTTATCTCTGATTTAGGGTTGACTGTTTATTCTATAACACATCACCAGGAATTAAATATCCCATATGATAAAAGATATGTGGTGGTTAAAGAAAGTAATGGAATAGCCCATTTGGAAGTTGGTTAATCTGTATTATATAATATGATTTATAAAATACAAAAAATTTCTGAAGAAAATTATGAGCTTCTTTTTCAAGGAAATAAAAAACAAGTTAATTTGAATTTTTTAAAAGTTAAATTAAAACCATACAAATTAACTGAGTTATTGGAAAATGGAGAAACTTCTGTAAGAGATAATTGGAATATAGAAGAATCCGTAGAACAACCTGTATCTGTTGAGAAAGACCAAAAAGAAGCAAAAGAAATTCCTAAAAAGTGGGCTTTTGGAGATGGATATGAAGCTATAGTTTCTAAACATGAAAATCTATATGAATTATGGCAATATAAAGTAGATTTAGGTTGGAGATTTGTATCATATTTATTTCATTTAGAATCAGCAGATATTCTTATAAAAGAAGATAAGAGCTGGCAAAAATATAAGAAAAAATTAAAAAGAAATATGGCTGAAGTAGAATTAGGCAGGCCTGAGGAGAATAAAGATGGAATTAGATAAAGCACTTGAAAAAGTAAACATGACCGCAGAACAATTACAGACGATTTCTAAGAATTTGGCAAGACCATATACTGGAGATTTAGATAATTTGATAGATTCTGTAGGCAATATAAAAGAACTTACAGATTCTCAGATAAAGAATTTAATTGTTTTGCTTAGTTTGAAAACTTATAGTTTCTCAGAAGTTGAAGAGTTGGCTAAATTAAAAAGTGAGGCGGCTGAATCTTTGAGGAAAGAGGCTTACACAAATGCTTTATTGACTGCTGAGGGTACAGCAGGTGTTAAAGATGCTCTGGCAACTTCTGCGAGCTTGAATGAAAAAATGGCAGAACTTATTAGTGAGTGTGTAGCAAACATATTAAAAAATAAACGAGATGAGGCTCATAGATTATGCGCGGCATTGCAGGCAGTATTATTTGCTAGAACTCAGGAGGCAAAGATTTCTGCAATGAATACTCAGGAAAAAGCTGCATTTGAAGGAGCATTTTAGTAAAAAAATTTAGAAAAGTTATTCCAAATAGTTTACTTTTTGAGAAAAATAGTGTATAATTAAATCAAGATAAACAAACTAAAAAAAAATTCAAATGTTTATCAAAGGAGCAAATTATGTTAGAACCTATTTTTAATGCACAACCCTTAATTAAGGAAAAGATCGATTACTACAAAGACCAATCTGCAAAAGCAGAAGATATTGCCACCGAGCATCATCTCTCAAAAAGTGCAATATGGAAATATAAAGACTATACTTATTATAAAGGTATGGGATGGACTGAAACGTCTGTATCTAAACCTGACCCAGATGAAAAGTTTAAAGATAGAGTTTCTCCTACTTTCAGAAAACTTTTGGATATAGTAAATACCTGTAAAGCTTGCGGAGATTTAGATATTCTTAAAGAATATTTGACTGATATGGAAGCTGCTGGAGTAAAAATCATTATAGATGATTCTAATGTAAATAATATAGACCAGGAATCATTCCAAAAAGGTATAAAAGTTATGTGTGATATTCAACATGACATTTGTGAAACAGCCGATGTTATTGCTGATATTGGTCCTCAAGCAGAAAAAACTGGGTTATGTAAAGCTAACAGATTCAAAGGATTGGCAGAGGATTATTATAAACTCAATTCTCCTCGTTCAGAAGAGAAAAAGATACGTATAACTGAGAGACTCCATTCAGAAGTAGCACGTAATCTTCTTAATAATAGAGGAATAGACATAGTAACAGGTGAAAAATCTGCTGAAGCCTTTGGAATAGATACTGAGACAGGAGAAGTATTTAGACGTGGAAATTAATCAAAAAGTTTTAGGAGAGCTTGCCTTAAAGCAAGGCAAGCTCTCTTTATCTATCGATGAAGTAAATTTATTAGATATTATACAAGAAACCTGCATAAATGAAGCAAAGAAAGGAAAATGGTCTTGTAAGGTAAAATGTCCTGAAAAAACTGTAGAATTCTTTAAAATGTATTTTAAATCCATAGGATTAGAGGTAATATCTTATGGGTCATTTTTAGACGATGCTGGCGAATGCTGGTTAGAACTTTCATGGAGGTATTAGATGAGTTCAGTATTAGAAATTGCTAAAAAAATGAATAAGGAATTTCAAAATAACAAATTAGCTTTAATTGCAGATATGACGCCTGATTATATGAGGCTGTCTGTAGGAGATTTAGGCGTTGATTTTCCATTATATGGTGGTTTGCCATATGGAAGAATAATCACTGTAAGTGGTAGAGAGCACAGCGGTAAAACATTAGGCACCTGTGCCATAATAGCGGCTTATCAGCATGCCAATCCTGACAAAATATGTGCTTATATAGATGTAGAGCATTCATTGGATAAAACATTTGTATCTGCAATGACAGGTTTAGACCTCACTAAATTGTTATATATAAATCCTGAAAATATGTCGGGTGAACAAATCTTGGATTTAATTTTAGAGCTTCAGGATGCAGATGATATTGGTTTAATCGTATTAGATTCAATACCGGCAATGGAGTCAGGTAAAGAGCTGGAGAATGATATAGAAAAAGATTTAGGTCGTTCTGGAAACATGGCTAGACCGCTCCATAAATTCACCAAAAGAATGGCTGATTTGGTATCTGCTAAAAATAATATGTTTATATTTATAAATCAGGTACGTGTAGCAGACAAAACTTTTACTGGAGCTAACATATACAGTGAACCAGGTGGAGATGCTCCTAAATATTATGCTTCTGTAAAAATAAGATTTGGTACTAGGACTTTTACTCAAGGAGATAAGGTAGACTGCTCAGACGGTGAAAAGGCAGATGGCTTCAGACTCAAATTTGCAATAACCAAGAATAAAACTGCTCCAATACAGAGAGGTGGTGGTTTCTTAACTTTCAGGTATGATAAAGGTTTGGATTGGTTGTTTGATACATTCGAAGTAGCATTAAAGTATGATTTTATACAGAGGCCTACATCTCAAACTTATCAACTCGTGAATTTGGAGACTGGAGAAGTTTATTTAGACGAAAATAATCAACCATTAAAATTTGTAGGAAAGGCTAAATTAAAAGAATACCTGATGTCACACATTGACTTCCAGGTTAAATATTTAGAGATGCTTAATAAACATATATCAGCTGCCAGCAACATCTATGGGAGTCTTTTGGATGCAAGAAGTCTTGCAGAAATAAACAGTGAAGAGGCATCTGTAGAGCAACCTAGAGGTAAGACAGATGAAAAATTATAAGGTCACTAGAATTAAAGATGGTGAGAAAAAGCCTACTAGATATTTTTCTTCTATTCAAGAAAAGAAAGTAGCTAAGACATTTGGTGGTGTAGTAACTAAAAATTCAGGTGCAACTCCTTTCCAGAAGTCAGATGTGTTGTTAGATAGGGTTGCCGTAGAATGCAAAACTCAAACCAAGGTTAAGGAGACCTTTACTATTAGAGAAGGATGGATGGTTAAAAATGAGGCTGAAGCATTATTTATGGGAAAGCCTTATTCAGCATTATCTTTTAACTTTGGCCCAGGCAAAAAACAGTATTATATAATATCTGAAGAAATGTTTGAGAAATTATTAGAGGTTTTATGAAAGTAGACATATTTAATACTACAAACAAATATTCCATAATATACGCAGATCCTCCTTGGAAATATGGAGGTTCTGGAAGTGCTAAAGGATGGCCTGCAGATTTTTATTATCCTACCATGACAGATAAGGAAATAGTAGAACTTCTAAAAGAGCCATTAAATAAAATAACTGAAAAAGATTGTCTATTATTTATGTGGGCTACAGGACCTCATATAAAGGACCAAATAGCTGTAGGAGAAGCCCTGGGATTTAATTATATAACAGTGGGCTTTGTATGGCATAAAAGAAGGGCTAATACAGGAAATTATACTATGTCTGGCTGTGAATTTTGCTTGATTTTTAAGAAAAAGGGAGGCAAGATTCCTTCAGACCATGTAAGAAATCCAGGAGTTCCACAATTTTTTGAACAGAGGTCTTCTAACCACTCAGAAAAACCTTTACAGATTGCTGAAAAAATAAAGATAATGTTTCCTAAATCTAAAAAATTAGAGCTATTTGCAAGAAGCTCTAAGGAAGGATATGACCATTGGGGTAATACCAACGGTGATAAAGTATTTAATGGACAGTATAATTATACAATGGAGGTATATGATGCATAATAAAAATATTTTTAATTTAGTTATAGAAGGCCCAGATGGAGTAGGTAAAACTACGCTTATTAAAGGTCTTTTTAAACATTATAATTATAGATACATGTGTTATCATAGAGGAGAGATTTCAAATTATCTTTTTGCAAAGAAATACAACAGAACTTATTATGTAACACAGAAGAATCTTCCATTTTTATATATAGTCTTAATTGCTTCTGAAGAAGATTTAAAGAAGAGGATACTGGAGAGGTCTAAGATAGAGGGTTGGGTTCAAGATGATTTAGTAGAAGAACTATCTAAGATAAATGATGTTAAGGGTTTTAAAGAAGCAGCCGAAACATTTTCTAAGGAGTATGATATAAAGGTATTTGATACTACTGGAAAAACTTCTGATGAAACTCTTAAAGAAGTTTGTGAATACTTAGATTCTAGGTATATCTTAGAAGAAAAAGATTCTATAGAGGACTATAGTCAATGGAGTTTAATGTATAAAGCTGGTTGTGATTTCTTAAATAGGAAATATGAGGTAATTAAAAATCAACCTTATATTGATAATGTTCCAGTTATAACAGAAACTACAATCCATAATGGTGCATACGAAACTTTTAAAGATAAATCATTTCCGGTAAACTTAATTTTTACTTTAGGTTATGGTAGTACAAATGTTAAAAAATCTAAATTAGTAGATTTCCAATATATAATAAATAGTAAAATACTTAATAGACCTGAGGTATATGATTATTATAAAGCTATTTCAGATGCAGGATTATCATGCATAACTGCTGACAATGATTTAATTCCACATTATAATAACTTTATAAGATGTCAGAGGGTATTTGGAATTGAGTATCTTAATGTAATTTCTAAAGCAAGGGCAACTATATATACTGCTAGAGAAGTAGAACATATGAAAATTCAAACAGGCAGATTATATGAAGGCATTATAGCTAATAATGTAGTTTTCTTTGATAAAGATTCTGATAAGAATTTCGATCAATTGCATAATATTTATAAAGAAGAGGCTGAAAGGTTTATAGAACTGTTAGTGGTTACTCCAGATAATATAATAGAAAAGTATAATAGAATATTCAATGATGCTGATTTGGTAGAAGAAATTTTAGATAAGCAGCATAAATATATGAATGGTTTGATTAAGAAGGTTTCGAATGGAAAAATTTGATTTTAATCATACTTATGATGTTTTAATAGTTGGATGTGGTTTATACGGCATAACTTTTGCCAGATGTTGTAAGGATGCAGGTTTAGATGTGGCTATAGTAGAAAAGAGACCTCATATAGGCGGTACTGCATATGATTATGTGGATCTTACAACAGGAATAATAGTTCAGAAGTATGGTGCACATATATTTAGAACTTCTAATGAGCAGGTTTGGTCATTTGTAAATAAGTATTCTGCTTTTAAGCCATACATTCATGAGGTAAAAGCTAGATATAAAGGTAAATATTATAGTTTGCCATTTAATCTTAATACTTGGGAAGAACTCTATGGGTGTAAAACTTCAGAAGAGGCGGAAAAGCTTTTAACTGAAAAGATAAATAAATACTATGTAGGAACTCCAAAAAATTTAGAAGAACAGGCTTTGAGACTTGTAGGTAAAGAGGTCTATGAGATTTTTATAAAAGGCTACAGTGAAAAACAATGGGGTAGGCCATGTACTGAACTTCCTGCTGATACCATGAGAAGGATAAAATTCAGATTTGAGAGGAATAACGACTATTTTTCAGAGAAATATGAAGGCATTCCAATAAATGGTTATACCACCATGTTTGAAAAGATGCTTGAAGATATTCCAGTATGTTTAAATTATGATTTTAGCTTCTTTGCTAAAGAAATTCCATTATATAAAAAACTTATCTATACTGGTAGAATAGATGATTATTACTTGAGAACCCAAGGAGATTTGGAATTTAGAACTGTAAAATTTATAGATATTCTTTTTGATAATGATAGCTTTCAACCTACTTCAGTAACTAATTACACTGATGCAGATATTCCATATACAAGGACTATTGAGCATAAGAAATTTTTGAACCAACAGAGTGATAAAACTATAGTATCTTTTGAATATCCTAAAAAATTTGAAGATGGTGATAATCCATTTTATGCAGTGCATACTAAAGAAAACTTAGATAAATATAATAAATATAAGGAATACGCAGATGCAGAATCAAATGTAAGATTTGGAGGAACTTTAGGTAAATATCAATATAATGACATGCAGGAAACAATTGCTAATGCAATGGCAGATTTTAATGATTTTATAAAAGATTTTAATAAGGATTGTGTATAATATATTAGAGGTAAAATTATGATAGAGTTTATGAAAGTAAGAGATGTTAAGGATCCTAAAAGAAATTTTGGAGATGCCGGTATAGATTTATTTATACCCAATCAATCTGAAGAATTGATAAACTATATAAAAGAAAAGAATCCTTCTTGGTTTTGTGATGGAGTAACTTTTATAGATGGTGGAATTTTATTAGCACCTGGAGCAAATATTTGTATTCCTTCCGGGTTAAAATATAAAATACCCGGAAATGTAGCTTTAATTCAATTTACAAAATCAGGCGTATGTCTTAAAAAACAATTGGATTGTGCTAATGGTGTAGGTGATTCTACATATCAAGGAGAGTTGCATATCCATTTGAGAAATGAGGGGAAAGTTGATAGATTCATTGGATATGGAGAAAAGATAACTCAGTTTGTACCGGTAGTATATGATACATCTGAAATAACTGTTAGAGATTTTGATGAAGAATTTTTTACAGAAGAAACTGCTAGAGGTTGTGGTGGATTTGGGTCTACTGGAACTGTATAACATATAATAAATATAAGAGGTGAAAATCTCTTATAATTTGGAAGAGTGTCTGAGTGGTTTAAAGTGACGGTCTTGAAAACCGTTGGAGGTGAAAATCTTCCGAGAGTTCGAATCTCTCCTCTTCTGCCAAAATGGGTTAGCTAGATAAACTTATTCATAGAGGAAGTTTTAAGGTTTTATAATCTATGAAAAAAAAATTAAAAAACTTTTTCCAAACAGTTTACTTTAATTAAAAAGTTGTGTATAATAAAATATACAAATTAAATATTTCCTCTATTTTAGGAATTATATAGAGTTCGAGTCTCTAAGAGGAAACCAGAGCAGAAAACAACATTTCGAGATGTACATTAGAAATCATGATAACAGAGCTCGTCCAAAGGTTTGTCGACCAAAAGGTGACAATAACAGCAGAGTCGACGTTTAAAGGAAGCACTGAACGTTGTACGATAACAACGGCGTAATGTTTTAATAGTTTAAAAGTAAAACATTTGAGTTTAAAGGTAAGTGAGTAGCTCAGAAAATATAGGTGCAATTCCTATTTAAGACAATACGTAAATTGATAAACGTTAAAAGTCAATTAGTTGGCAGGCTAAATGCTTTATTCGAGGTTAAACATCCAAATAAAATTTGAACCTCTTATAAGCTGGAGTAGCTCAATAGGTAGAGCAACTGCCTTGTAAGCAGTAGGTTGTGAGTTCGAGTCTCACCTTTAGCTCCAGTAGATAGGTGCTACGAAGCCAATGTAGCAGTGTTCATGCGAGGTCATGTGGCTGGTTGGAGTGATTTATGCGCAGGAATCACATCGGGAGCTGTAGTAAATGGACTGGAATAAACAGCCTATCTAATAAAAACAGTGAGTTAAATGTGCTCACAAATCGGGCTGGGTTGCAATTCCCGTAGGTCCACCGTGGAGCTAGTTTTATTACTCCACATGTACTCAACATTGCTGAGAGTATATAAATGCAATCGCAGATAAAACGATGTTATCCAAAGCCTGGTGGTGTAGTGAGGTATGGAGAGGTGAAACACTATTCCTCTTAATTAGCCGTGTTAAAGGCGGCTACAATAAATCTGACCTACAAGAGGTTGGATTAAAGATTTCTCGTTATATACGAGAAAGAATACCCATACAGATGAGTTTGTGAGTTGTGGGTTACGGATGAGGCGAGTAGCATCAATTCATCAACTAACGTAGTAATATGTTAGAAATTAAAAACCAGGATAACTTGAATGGTTTATATCTTTTTCCTGGCAATGGAAGGAGTTTCTACCTGAAGTACAAGGTGTAGAGTTATCTATTTAACGAGAATGTGGTGTAATAGTAACACATCTGTTTTGGGAACAGAAGTCACGGTGCGAATCCGACATTTTCGACCACAAACATTATATGGATGGTCACTATATAATGGACTTGCAAGTTTAAATCTTACACACCTCTTAACAATGTGGACCATGTAAGATGACCAATTGAGAAGGTTGAATTTATTTTAATCTTCTCTTAATGCGAAATTAGTGTAGTTGGAAACATGACTGCCTTCCAAGCAGTAGTCATCGGATCGTGACCGATATTTCGCTCCATTCATTAGTATTTGACATAAGTGTGCAGCTCCTTTTAGTGTGGAAGATGGCTAAATTTATTTAGCCATTTTTCATTTTAAGGAAATTGAAAAAAATTGAAAAACTTTTTCCAAACAGTTTACTTTTTAAGATAAACATTATATAATAATATCAAGATAAATAAATTATCTAAAGGAGAATGTACAATGAAAAAAGAAGTTTTGAGGTTATTCAATCAGGCAGAAAGTTTTAGAACCAATGAATCAAGAGGACTTGGTTTAAAAGACCTTTGTGACAAAATGGCTTATGATGCAGGATGGCATACGGTTTATACTCCGGGAAATAGGTCTAAAATTAAAGATAAAGTTCATTATGACAGAGCTTTTAATGACATCTTATTTTTTGAACTTTTGAGCAGATTTAAAAAGCCTATAATAAAACAATTCGGAATTGCAGGCAGTTTAGATTCTGAAAAAACAGAAGAAAAGATTTATGACGTGATTTTAAGATATATGTCTTCATACAACCCTGAAAAAGTAGTATCGAATTCTATGGTAACTGCAAGGATGGTAATGAGTATTCGTCAAAGAGCTATAGAATGTAACTTTGAATCTAATACCATAAATTCTATTGACAGTTCTAAGGTAAATGTAAAAAATGAAAATGGAGAAATAATAGGTTTATATTGTTTATCTCCTAAAGGTTCCAGATACTTCACAGCATTTGATGGACATACGGTTGAAGAGGTGGAGAGAGTTGCAAAAGAACAAAAAATTCAGAAACCTGATTGGAGATGCAGACAGTGCATAAGTCTTGAATCTACTATAAAAGTTGGTAAAAATCAAGATGAAAAATCTTTGGAAGATTATTTAGCTGCTGAGGACCAATATGAGAAAGCAGAATTCAAGGCAGACTATGAAAATGACATGGTTGACTTGGAAAATAAATATGCAAATAATGATTCTCAAAAAATTCTTTTAAGAATACTCATTGATTTAGGAGAAAAAACATCTCCTGCAAAATTGTTAAATGAGTATTCCAAAGAAATTGGAAAACCTGCTGAGGATTGCAAGAAGGAAGTATTTTCTTTCTATAGAAAATTAAAAACTAGATTAGCCGCAGCTTACAATTAATTATAAAAAATTATTAAAATAACCTTAAGAATACAGTCAAGTTAACTATACTTGACTGTATTTTATATTATATGAATAATTTAAAAGACTATAAAAATTTGAGACTTAAAATATATGAAAAAGATTTTAAAAATTTATCTAAACAGTTAAAACTTTTAGAGGCTTATATACTTACAGATGAGTATAATAATGAACCTATAAAAAATAAAGAATCATTAAATAATTTATTAAGAGCTTCTAGAGTTTATGCTGCAGCTTTAGCAGAATCCATAAATTTATTAAGAATAGATGAGGTATATGGAGGGCATAATGGCAAATAAATGTTGGTTTGAGAAGGTTTGTGGTAAAAAATCAGAGATTTGTAATAATTGCAATGATTTAAGTAACTGTGTAAGATATAATCAAATGTACCTTCAAACAGTTCAAGCAAATATTCCAGGCATATTACCAATAAATCATCAATTAGAGAGGCCTAAGGATCCTCAATCTCCTGATTGGGAAGTTTACAAAAATCTATATTTGTTAGATATGACAAAGTTTGTTAATGACGGAAAATCTATGGTTATTGAAGGAGATAATCATGGAAATGGAAAAACAACATTCGCAATTAAAAAGTTATTGGAATATTTGGCTACTCAATTAGGAAAGTCTGATTCAGGATATTTTATGAATATGGTTCAAGTATTTACTGAAGTGAGGGAGGCCTTGATTAATAATATCTCACTTCAGTATGAAGATATTTTTACCAAGACAAGATTGTTGGTATTGGATGACATAGGACATAAAAAATACACTGAATTTGAAGAAAATTGGCTCTTAAGAATGCTTTCATTAAGACAAATGAGAGGTTTAGCAACGATATATACGATGACTTCTAAACCTAAAATTATAGATAATCATGAGTATAATTTAATAAATCTCATTGGAGATAGATTATATTCCAGAATTTATACAGGCTCTACTCATTATTTTTTAGCAGAATGTGATAAGAGAGCTTGGCCAAAACCGGAGTTTTAATATGACAGCAGAAACACAGGCAATAAATTATATTTTAGATAATGGAATATCTGGTTTTAAATCTGATTATTTTGTAGATTGTTTAGAACAATTTAATTTTTTAAAAGATTTTTCAGAGAAATATAATCAGCTACCAGATAAATTAACATTTATAGATAAATATCCTGATTTCAAAATTTTTGTAGTTCATGAACCTAGAGATGCTATTATTCCTAGACTCAAGGAAGAGGTATTTGCTAAAAAGTTAATTCCATTATATAATAAATGTTCTGACATGATAGCTGATGGAGATTCTATAACTGCAGCAAATCTTTTAGCAGATAAAATCACTCAGATAAAACAAACTCTGGCAGATACTACTTCTGCAGTAGACATAACAGACTATAATTATAAAATAAGTGAATACAAAAAATTAAAAGATGGCCTAGTTTTAATGAAAACAGGTTTTCAAGAATTAGATGATTTATTTGGAGGTTGGTCCAATGAGGATTTAGTTGTAATCTTTGCAAGATTAGGCGTAGGAAAATCTTGGATAGCCATAAGATATGCATATGAATTAGTGAAACAAGGTAAAAGAGTTGGTTTTTACGCTGGTGAGATGGCTCCAGAAAAATTATCATTGAGGCTCGATTCATTTAATACAGGCACATCAAACTTTTCATTGTTAATGGGAAAATTGACTGAGGAAGATTATTCAGATGTTGCAAAAAGTTTGTCAAATCTTCCAGGAAAATTATTAGTGTTGACCCCTCAGCAATTAGGAAACTCAGCTTCTGTAGAAGATATAAAAGCATTTATTGAATCAGAGAGATTAGATGCGATATTTATAGACCAAATATCGTTGATGAGACGTGATGGCAGAAAATCTACACATGACGCAATATCTCAAATAGCAAATGATTTAAGAATTCTACAGTCAATAGAACACATACCAATGTTTATAGTATCTCAACAAAACAGGTCTTCTTTACAGGATAAAGAGGTAGGTGCAGAGCATATAGCTCAGTCAGATGATATTGGTCAGAATGCGACTATAGCGATTGCCTTAGAATATGATAAAGCTACCAAGGTTCTTACTCAAAATATAGTAAAATCAAGAAATTCATCAGTAGCAAAATTTCAGTATATTTGGGATATAGATAAAGGCAAAATGCAATATATTCCTCATGAAGATTCTGTGGTAGACACCAAAGACACAACTGAGTATGGTGATGTCGGGAGTAAATTATTTTGATTAAAGCCTTTGGAAAAGTTTATGAAGTAGACATTGAAAATCTTATTGAAATTCTTGGAGGTTTGTTTAACTTTAAGAAATTACATAGACGTGGAGATGAGTATTTTCTCTGTTGTCCATTTCATGCACACGGTGAAGAAAGAACTCCTTCAGCATCTTTTAAATTAACTGGAGAAGATGCAGGAACTTTCTATTGTTTTGGTTGTAAAACCAAAGGTTCATTATCTGGAATACTCACCAAACTTTTTCAATCTAGGCAAAAAGCGAAATTATGGTTGTCAGAAAATTTTAAGAGTGTTGATGTAGACCAAAAAAGAATTGTAAATAAAATAAAACCTGAACTTCCAGGAATTAGCCAGGTTTATGATTTGCCTTTAAGTTTATTAGATAATTATACTAATTATTTTAATAAAAGAGGCATACCTGATGAATTAGTAAAAAAGTATCGGTTAATGTATTCAGAACAAAGGAATGCTGTAATATTTCCAGTTTGGGAAGATAATTCTATAATATTTTATCAGGTACGATATATAAATCATGAAAAAGGTTTGAAATGGTATATTCCTAAAGATGCTAAAGCTAGGGTATTTGGAAAAGAATTTATTACTGGAGGAACAGTATATATTTGTGAATCATGCTTTAATGCTCTTACATTAGAAAAATTTGGATATCAAGCATGTGCGATGTTTGGTGCTAGATTCGATGATACTAAATATGAGTTATTGGAATTACCATCGAAAAGATTTATAATAGCCTATGATGGAGATGATGCAGGCAGAAAAAATGCAAAAGACCTTGCAAAGTTTTTACGAGATAATCATAAATTGGTTGAGATATTAAAAATGCCTGATAAGAAAGATATAAATGATTATGCAAATCTAACTCAAGAAGAGTTTGATAATAAAATTTTAGAATGGAGAGGAAGATTATGACTAACAAGGAAAGACAGAGATCGTTGGACAAAAAGAAGTGGTACTAAAGTATTGCTAAAGGTTCTGACCAAAGTGGAAAGATGATTTATTGCGAATTTTGTAATAAGTGTGATGAAGGCTTTGGAGTATGCAGAGCGGACCAGTATGCTAGGGAACATAACACTATTTGTGCTACAGCTTTTAATAGGATGAAAAGAAGATGAGACATGCTCCATGTAAAGATTGCCCAGATAGAAAGGTTGATTGTCATTCTGAATGTGAAAAATATAAACAGTTTTCAGAAGAAAGAAAATCTATTTCTAGAATGAGAATAGAGGAACACGTTTCAAGACCTGCACGTCATCAGAAAAAGAGGAGGCCTTGGTAGAGTATAATATATTATGAGAAGAATAAAGAAAATTTCTGCTAAAAATGATAAAAAGATAGAAGACCTGTTAGGTTTGGTAGATTTAGGAAAGGTAGAACAAATAAAACAATCTTCAGGATTATTCCAGTCTGTTAATGATGTTCTTAGAAAATATAAAGGTTTTCCTAGAGTAATTTGGGCAGATGGTATAGATGAATATTTCGATAAGTGTTATAGAAATACAATAGTAGCCATCGATACAGAAACAGATAATTCAGTAGATCCGAGAACAGCTGTAATGGTAGGTCTTTGTTTATTTACTCCATATAGCAGGCCTGTATATATTCCAGTAAATCATTATGATAGCATTACCTTACAAAAAATTCCAAATCAAGTAAGCATAGAAAAATTATCTGAAAAAATTCAAGGTTTTATAGACAATCAGTGTTTTTGTATTTATCATAATGCAAAGTTTGACGTAAATGTAATAGATACAAATTATGGTATAAGGCTTCCAATTTCCTGGGATACTATGATTGCTGCTAAAGTTTTAAATGAAAATGATATTTCTGCAGCTCTTAAATATGTATATGTAAAATATATAGAACCTGCTCAGCCTACCTATAATATAGCAAATTTATTTACTGAGAATAAGACTGCTCCAATAGATGGCTTTGCTTTATATTCTGCAATAGACCCATATGATACTTATAAATTATATTTAATGCAAAAGAAGACTTTAGAATCTCCTACAATGCAAAAGTTGTATCATTTATTAGTAGATTTGGAATTTAAGATAACTGAAATAGCTGCTGAAATGGAACAAGAAGGTGCACTTTTTGATAAAGATTTAGCAGAAAAATATTTAGATAAATATACTAAAATAGTAAAAGAAAAACAGGATAAAATAAGTGAATTTTTCAAGCCTTTATTAAATAAACCAGATTTTAAACTGCAGGAATGGCCAATAAATGTATCTTCAGCAGACCAGGTAGTTTCAGCTTTAAATGCAATGGGAATATCTTGTGAGGATTCTCAAGAACCCACGCTATCTGCTTTAAGCAGGGTTTATCCAATATGTAAAACTATATTAGAATGCAGAAGCGCCAATCATATGTTAACCTCATTCTTTAGACCATATCTTGAAATGATAAATCCTAAAACTGGAAGACTTCATGCCAATTTTAATCAACTAGGTTCTGAAGATAAAACAATTAAGACTGGTCGTTTTAGCTGTCAGTCACCAAATTTACAACAATTGCCAGCATTTGATGATAGTGTTCGTTTATGTTTTAGAGGAACAGATATAAATGAAACTTTAAAATTTGAAGATGAGTTGAATCTTTTTGAATACGATGAAATTGAAACTGACAGAGGATTTAAGTATGTGAAAGATTTGGAAGTGGGCAATTTGTTAGTTAATTCAGAAAATGAAGGTATTTTCTATAAAATAATTTCATTAAAAGTATCGAATAATCATATAAAAGTAGGTGTAGAAATTTAGATGAGAATTACAAGAGCCGCTGATGAACAAGCTCAAAGAAGAGCAGATGCCATAATTACTTGTATGGACCTAGGAGATTTGTTTATTCAGCATTTTCATAAATTGTATAAAGAAGGTAAATCATCTGATTCATTTTATCATCATTGCATGGAAATGCAAGCTTGGCTAGATAAATGTAGAAAAATAAAATTGCAGTCTACTAAAAAATATCTTACTTCTGAAAATCTAATTGATTGGTTTTTTACTGCTGGAGGTTTAGTAGATGGAGACAATGGTTTTATAGACCAAGATGAAATAGAATCTTATAATAATTTAATAATAAAATTGGCAACAGATAGAGATTCTAAAGTATTTGACATTGTGAAAAGTGTAATATTTTAATATATAAATTAATTAAAGGAGGTGATTTAAGTGAGTAGGTTTGTTCATATTAGAAGACATAATTGTATAATAGGTTCAGATTATTCAGCACAGGAACCTAGGTTGACTTCATCTGTATCAGGTGAAAAAGCTTTAATAGATGGGTATAATCTTAGAAATGAGGAGTTTCCTAGAGGAAAAGATTATTATTCACAGTTAGCTTCAGCTGCATTCAATAAACCATATTGGGAATGCACTGAATTTAGAAAACCAACTAAAATAGAAGATTTTTTGACAATAGTTCCTGAAGATTATTATATTACTTTAGAGAATGGAAAGACAGAGCTTGCCAAAAAGGTTGAGATAGGTCAGAAGGCTGTAGGAAAAACTGGGTTAGTTTTAATCAATAAAAAAGAATCAGATAATGGTGAAATAAAGTTTAACGATGGAGCAGATTTTATTAAAGCTTATTATTATAAGCAAGGAGAATTTAATGCAGAAGGTAAAGCTTTAAGGGCAAGGGCTAAGGGTGTACAATTAGGAGTTGTATATTCAATGGGTGCAGCTACATTATCTAGGCAGATTGGAGTGGAATTGGATGAGGGCAAAAAAATCTTAGATGATTTCTTTTCTACTTATAAAGATATTGCCTATTGGAGAGAATTTAACATAAAGAAGATGAAGAATTATGGATTTATGGAAACTCCTTTAGGTCGTAGAAGAAGATTGCCTGATATATTCTTAAATCCTGTTGATGTAAAAGTATATGAAAATATTCCAGTAGATAATATTTTTCCTAACATTTTTACAGACCATATATCAATTCAAGATGTAGAACAATCTAAAGAAAAAACTAAGGAAATTTCTGAAATTAAGAATTGGAAGAAAAAAGAAAATTTAAAAGAAATGTATAAAAATATAGGATATTCCATAACAGATAATGGAGCATTTCTTTCTAGAGCAAATACACAGTGTACCAATAGTGTAATACAGGGTGGAGCTGCAGACATGACTAAAATGGCCATGATAAAAATTTATAATAATCCTATATTGAAAAAATATGGAGCAAAATTAAGATTCTTGGTTCATGATGAAATTCTCATAGAAGCTCCGGTAGAACATAGAGCGGAAATTGAGAAAGAATTTATAAATTGTATGGTAACTGCACCTGAAAATATTTGTAAAGTAAAAATGATTTGTGATGCAGAATTAGAAACTAGATGGAAATTAGGTCATACTTGTGGTAAAATTAAAGAACTTTTTGATAAA